ACAGCACGGCCGAGGGGGCCGGCAACGCCGGCAGCGATTTTCAACTTAATTCATACAACAATTCCGGCGTGCTGATAGGCACATCGCTCTCGATCAACCGCGCCACCAGCAATGCGAGTTTTGGCGGGACGGTCAGCGTGGCCGGGATTGGCATTCAATACACTGGCTATGCGACCAACTATATCGGATGGGCGTGGCTCAATTCGAGCGGCCTAAAATTGTTCGGCTATGTAGACAACGTCCAGCAGGGATATCTGACCTTCACTTCCGACTACCGCATCAAGAAGGATGTCGCGCCGCTGCCATCGATGTGGGAGCGGGTGAAGGCGCTGCGCCCGATCAGCTACACGCACAAGGAGTTTACGCCGCCGGGGTTGGCAAACAAGGAAGACGGGAGCCCTCCCGATCCTATGTTCGTTGACGACGACGATGAAAATTGGGGTTTTCTCGCCCACGAACTGCAAGAGACGCTAATCCCCACGGCGGCGAGTTGCGCCAAGGATGAACCCGACAAAATCCAGTCGCCCAATCCGTGGACGGTGATCGCCACGCTGACCAAGGCGCTGCAGGAAGCTATGGCGCGCATCGAGGCGCTGGAGGCGGTCCCGTGATCGATCGCGACAAGTTCTTCGCCAGCATCCGTGCGTCGCTCTTCGACGGCGTCTTGAACCAGCGTCAGGTCGACGGGATGAATACCCTTCTCGACGTCTGGGAGGTGCATTTCTTCGACCAGGACATTCGCTGGCTCGCTTACGCGCTGGCGACGGCGTTTCATGAGACGGCGCAGACGATGCGGCCGATCGAGGAATATGGGCAGGGGGCCGGCATGGCTTACGGCGAGCCGGCGGGGCCGAACGATCAGGTCTATTACGGCCGCGGTCATGTTCAGCTGACCTGGGACGTGAACTACCAGAAGGGCGAGCAGTTTCTCGCCGAGCGCTATAACGTTAACGTCCCGATGTACAAATATCCCCACCGCATGCTCGAGGACGAGCCGAGCGCGCTCGTGCTGTTCGACGGCATGATCCACGGCTGGTTCACCGGCACGGCCCTGCCGGACTACTTCAACGAGAACGCAGAAGACCCGGTTCACGCGCGCACGATCGTCAACGCGCTCGACAAGGCTGACACGATCGCCGGCTACTACTGGCTTTTCAAGGACGCGTTGGCATGACCGACGTCGCCAACAGCGCCATCAAAGGCCTTTCGGCGCAGCCGATGCTGCTCCTGGTGGCGCTGCTCAATGTGATGATGATTGCCGGCCTGCTTTATGTCGCTAAGGCGCAGCAGGAGGAACGCAGGGAGCTGATGGCGGGCCTTATCGACAATTGCAGGGGCCGCCCATGACTTGGTTTCTGATTGTCTTCATTCACGGCGCCAATTGCCCTGGCAAGTGCGAGCCGGCGCCGGCGGTGACGATCCAGACGCCTTCGCAGGAGATCTGCGTTCAGATCAAGGCCGCCAATTCCGACCTTCCGCTCGAATGCTGGGCGAAGCCGAGCGCAGGAGCGCCAAAATAATGTGCGGCTTTGGGCTCGACCTGATCTTCAAGGTTGCGATCTTCATCATCGTCGTCCTGGTTATTCTCGCGCTGCTGCGGGTGGCTTTTGGACAATGGATGGCGAGCATTACGTCCGCGCCTTACTGGAACATTATTCAAATCGTGATTGGCGGCGTCATCGCGATCTTGATCCTTCTGTTCATTTGGCGGTTGGCGGAATGCGCTGGCCTTTTCGGTCGTTACGGCATGGGACCGCAGCTGATCTTCCCCGGCTGATCCGGCGAAGGCAAAGAAGGAGAGTAAAGCGATGCCAATCAATCCAGGTGACCCGCCGAAGCCAGGCGATCCGCCGAAGCCACCGCCCCCGCCGCGTTAAAGGGAGCGCCGGGAGGTCGCGCCTGTCGAGGGCGCGATCTCTGGCGGACAATGAATGGCTACCTTTATCTGGCCAACGGAAGTGCAATGGCCGCCGCCGGCGGACATTTTGCAAAACTACGATGTCGTGCCGTCGGGGGCGGTTGTTGAGGACGTGCGAGCCGAAAGGGATGCGCTCAAGCACGAAGTCGAACGAATGTGGGCGCGCGAGAGAGACAGGAGAGATCCAATGGCGGTTGGCGACAAGCAGGCTCAATCTTACGGGTGGCAGGCGACGCTCGGCGCGCCGGTCGAAGACGGCGGCGAGGTCACGGTCCCCGCGCCCGGCTTCGACCATCGCTATACCGACACGCGCTTTACTGACGTGCGCGTCGGCTCGCTCAATCAGGTCTATCGGGCGAATGAGGGCGACGCCGGTGTCGCTGCAGTCTTCAACAAGGCCGGGCACGAAGAGCCGGTGACCGTCACGCTCACTAATCACACTGCGGCGACGTGGCCGGCCGGCGACGAGATTTACGTTTTCTGTCCGCATCTGCTCAGCACGAGCGACAATCAGTACGACGTCAAAGAGCAAATCTGGGATCTGCAGCAGCGCGTCCTGGCGCTCGAGGAGGCCGGCGGCGCAACCAAGAGAAAGGAAGACCATGGTGAAAGTGCAAGCGGCGGTCGCGACGCCGCCGGAAGCGGGCACGCAGGCGGTCGCGCCGGTAAGCACCGCTGACCTCGCTTATATCCAGGGGCATCCGCGCAGTGTCGTTAAGGCGCAGAAGCCGCGCCTCAAGATGGTCAAGCAGAACCATAAGAATGGTTTGCCGGTATGCACCGTCGCGCCGGCGGTGACCGGCACGGCGACGGTCGGCCAAGTGCAGACGTGTACGACCGGAACCTGGCTCAATTCGCCGACTTTCGTCTACCAATGGCGGCGCAAGGCAGTGAACATCCCTGCCGCCGCGGCGGCGACCTATACGCTTCAGGCGGTCGATTCCGGCTACCAGGTCGAGTGCGAGGTGACTGCGACCAACGGCGCAGGCGCCGTCGTCGCCAAGAGTAATGCGGTGACCGTGCCGTAAAACAGGAGAGAAACGATGAACAGAATTGACCCCGGCTCGCCGGGCAAGTCGAGCCAGACTGACGATTTTTGCGATCCGCACGGTCACGGCGTCGGTTCGCCGAGCAGTGGCGGCCACGTTGGCATGGGCCGCGACGACGACGGCAATTTTTCCGGTTCGATGAGCCGCGGCGGGTCGAGCCCCGACGGCGAAGCGATGGTGGCGAAGTATCGCCCGAGAGGCGGCGCCATGCCGGATTCCGACGTGCCGGTCGGCGCCGAGCTGAACGACGAGGGAGACGGTTACGCTTGAACGACGCCGATAAGCGCGTCCTTCTGCTCGAGCGCAAAAAAGCGATTCTGAAGGCGCGCGCCGGCTTGATCGCTTTCGCGCGTTACATGAGCCCGGATCCCGACTGCCGTCTCGATCCTGGTCGGTCGTCGTATGAGGACGCGCGTCACCATCGGGTGATCGCCGCCGCGCTCGAGGAGGTTGAGGCCGGCCGGATCCGGCGTTTGATCATCAGTTGCCCGCCGCGGCATGGCAAGACGCGCCTAGCTTCCATCTGCTTTCCCGCCTGGTACCTTGGCCGCAATCCGCTCAAGTCGGTGGTGTTCGCCACCTACAACGACAAATATGCCCAGGACGTCGGCGGCGTCGTCAAGACCATGCTGCAGTCGCCGCTCTATCAGCACGTTTTTCCCTCGCTCAAGCTGCGCTACGGCGGCGCCGCCAACGACCGCCTGCGCATCGTCGACGGCGGCGACATGTTCTGTGTCGGCGTCGGCGGCACGCTGACCGGCCGCGGTGGCGACATCAACCTCCTCGACGACCCGATTAAGAACCGCCAGGAGGCCGACAGCGCCGTCGTGCGTGACAAACTGTGGAATTGGTACCAGAGCGTGCTGCGGACTCGCATGATGACCAAGGAGGCCGCGCTGGTCGTCATCGCCACCCGTTGGAACGAGGACGACCTGATCGGCCGCCATATCGACCCGACCAATCCGTATTTCTCGCAGGAGGAGGCGGACAGCTGGCGTATGATCAACCTGCCGGCGCTCGCCGAGCACGACGACCCGCTTGGGCGCGAGATTGACGCGCCGTTGTGGCCGGCGCGCTTCGACGAGCCGTTCCTTGCCGACCAGCGCCGATCGGACCCGCGCGCTTTCACCGCTCTTTATCAAGGTCGCCCGACGCCGGCCGAGGGCGCGTTCTTCAAGGCGGACTTTATTCGGACTTACAACAAGATGTCCGATCTGCCGCACGCCGACGCGATGCGCTACTACGGCGCCAGCGACTTCGCTGTCGCCACCAAGCAGGAGAACGACAAGTCCTGCCACCTGGTCGTTGGCGTCGACGAGAACGACAATATTTGGATTCTGCCGGACATCGTGTGGTCGCGCATGCCGTCGGACATGTCGATCGCCGCCATCATCAACTTGATGGCGAAATACCGTCCGGCAGTGTGGTGGGGCGAGAAAGGCCAGATCACCAAGTCGATTGGGCCGTTCCTGCGCAAGCGTATGCTGGAGAAGCGCGTCTATTGCGCGATCGACGAGATGGCGCCGATTTCGGACAAGCTCGCTCGCGCGCAGAGCATCAATGCGCGCATGGCCATGGGGCGCGTCTATTTCCCGAGTTTTACCCGCTGGTGGGCGGACGCGCGTGACCAGATCCTCAAATTTCCCCACAGCGGTTTCGACGATTTCGTTGACACGCTTTCGCTGATTGGGCTCGGTTTGATGAAGCAGCTTCCCGCCCGCGGCAAGCCGAAGGCCGCGCCCGCCGGCCCGAAGCTTTTCACCCTCGGTTGGGTCAAGGAAAATACCAAACGCGCGCAGGCGCTGGCGCGGGCGAGTGACTGGTGATGCAAGGCCCTCAGAATCCCAACGATCCGGCTTTCAACCTGTTCGGCCCGGCGCCGGGCGTGCCTGGCGCCGCCATCCTGCAGACCGGCATGCAGGAGGCCAAGATGATGGAGCGCGACCGGCCGGACCCGCCGATCGCGCGCAAGGCCCTGGTCAACGCCTGGGCCGCCGAGGTCAAGCACGCCAAGCGGCATTGGAAGTCCGCATTCGAGCGGATGAAGGAGGACCAGGATTTCTGCATCGGCCGGCAGTGGTCGAAGAACATCAAGGATAAGCGTTATGTCGCCAACATCACTTTGCGAGAAGTGACGCAGCGGGTGTCGTTTCTTTACGCCCGTAATCCGAAGGCGGTCGCCAAGCGCCGCGAGATGATCCTCAACACGGTTTGGGATGGCACCGAGCAGCAGCTTCAGTCGATCGAGCAGGCGGGCGCCATGGCCCTGCAGGGCGGGATGCTGCCGGGCGCCGCGCCGCCGCCGGGAATGCCGCCAGGCGCCCCTGTAGGGCCGCCAGGCGCCCCTTCCGGCGAGCCGCCTGGCATAGCGCCCGGCATGCCGGGAACGCCGCCGCCCAATCCGATGATGGGGCCGGTTCTGCAGCAGGGCATGGCGATCATCCAGGACGCCAGCCAGGTGAAGCAGCAGACGGAGCTGCTCGACAAGATCGCCAAGACCCTCGAGCTGCTTTACGCCTACCAGGTTGGCCAGCAACTGCATCCGTTCAAGCAACTGATGAAGATGACCGTACGGCGGGCGCTGACGGTTGGCGTCGCCTACGTCAAGCTCGGTTTCGAACGGGTGATGCAGAAGCGCCCCGACGTCGTCGCCAAGCTCAGTGACATCAACGAGCGCCTGGGCACGCTCGAGCGCCTGGCGGCCGACATCGCCGACGAGGAGAGTGACCCCGACAGCGCCGAAGCCGAGCAGCTTAAGCTACTGGTGCAAGATCTGCAGCAGGAGGTCGAGTTCATCGCGCACGAGGGTTTGACGTTTGACTATCCGTCGAGCTTTTCGATCATCCCTGACACCAAGTGCGTGCATTTGCGTGGTTTTCTCGGGTCCGACTGGGTCGCCGAGGAGTATATTCTGTCGCCCAACGAGGTGAAGGAGATCTACAATAAGGACGTTGGCAAATCGTTTACCAGCTATCGCCGGCCCGACGCCGGCCTCGACGCCGGCGTCCGCGCCAACTTCCTGCAGTTGAGCGCCGACGACAAGGACAAGGGCGCCGGCGACGATAAGCAGTGCTGCTGCATCTGGGAGATCTACAATCGCAAGGACGGCCTGGTGTATGTCGTTTGCGACGGCTACCCGGATTTCCTGCGCGAGCCCGGCGCGCCCGACACGCCGCTCGAGCGTTTCTGGCCATGGTTCACCCTGACCTTCAACGAGACGGATCACGAAGACGAAGTGTTCCCGCCGTCTGACGTGCGTCTGATGCGCGACATGCAGCTTGACTACAACACGGCGCGGCAAGGCACGCGCGAGCATCGGCGGGCGGCGCGGCCGAAGACCGTCGTCAGCGCGGGCGCGCTCGACCCGGAGGACGTCGAGAAGCTTGAAAGTCACCCGGCCAACGCCATTCTCGAGTTGAACGGCCTGCAGCCCGGACAAAAGGTCGACGACCTCCTGCAGCCGTTCACCGGACCGGAGATCAATCCGGCGCTTTATGACGTCAGCCCGTACTTTGAAGACACGCTGCGTGTCGTCGGGTTTCAGGAGGCCAATATGGGGCCGACCAACAGCGACACCGCGACCCAGTCGCAGATCGCTGAGGCGAGCCGCACGACGACGATGGACTCCAACGTCGACGACCTCGACGACCTCTTGACGCATCTGGCGAAATACGGTGGCCAGCTTCTGTTTGCCAATGTCAGCGAGGCGACGGTCAAGCGCATCGTCGGGCCGGGCGCGGTATGGCCTGACTTGACCCGCCAGCAGATCGCCGAGGAGGTCTGGCTTGAGATCGAGGCCGGCAGTTCGGGCAACCCGAACCAGGCGCAGCAGATCGCCAACGCGCAGCGCATCTATCCGCTGGTGATGCAGATCCCCGGCATTGATCCCGAGTTCCTGGCGCGCGACCTCCTACACCGCCTCGACGACAAGCTCGACCTGACGCAGGCGTTCAAGTCGCCCCTGCCGTCGATCGTGGCGATGAACACCGCTATGCGTGGCGGGCCGCCGCAGCCGGGCGTTGGGCAGATGGCGACGCCGGCGAAGGGCGCGACGCCGGCGAGCCCGCAGATGCAGCAGCCGGCCGGCGAGCAGAACGCGCCGCAGAACCCGCGTCCCGGCGGCAGCTTCCCGCCGCCGGTGCCCGGTCAGGCGTCAGGCCCGCCGACGCCGGCGCCCGGCATGCATCGGCTGACCGGGCCGACACACTGACGTCTTCGGTGTTGCGTGTCGTCCACAATCGTGGCAGACACGCAACACTTGAAGAGGACGTAAGTGCAAGACAGCACGTCCACTGTCGAAAGCGAATCCGTTTCGACGCCTGCGCCGGCAAGCGCCGAAGCTCCGCCTGCTGCCTCAACCCCAGCGGCGCCTGACGTAAGCGGGAGCCCGTCGCCCGCACCCGGCGAACCGGCCGAAAGCCGCGAAAGCCTTCTCGACGTCGTCCGTAAGGCCGCCCCCAAACGGGATCAGCCTGGTGACGGCGCCGTCGCGGGGGATCCGACGCGGGGAGCCTCGGCAGCTCCGAGCGCGCAGTCGAGACCTGATCAAGGACCGCTGACCCAGGCGGAATACGACAGTTTTCACCCGCGTACGCGAAAGCGCATTGACGAGTTTCGAAGAGAGATCAAGACGCTCAACGAGCAGATGGTCCCGCTTCAGGCTCAGGCGCGAACGACGGCCGAGCTGCAAAACTTCCTGAAACAGGCGGATATCGCCAAGGAAGATTTCGGGCTGGTCCTCGACCTCGCCGCGTCGATGCGACGTGGCGATTTCAAGACGTTCTTGGAAGGCGTCACGCCCTACGTCAAATTGGCGCAGGAAAACCTTGGCATTTCGCTCCCCGCGGACCTGCAGAATGCGGTTCGGATGGGGCACATGACCCAGGACGCGGCGCGGTATGTCGCCCAAGAGCGCGGCGCTCGGCTTCTTGCCGAGACGAGGCTCAATCGGACGACGCAGGAAACGTCGCAACGCGAACGCGCCGAAGCCGTGCAGGAATTTCAGGCTTCGGTCGCGGGCGCGGTTTCCAATTGGGAACAGGGCGTCCGAAAATCCGACCCCGATTACGCGCGCAAAGAACCCGTTGTGCGGGATCTGTTGCACGCCGTCGTCCAGGAGCGCGGCCCTCCGCGTTCGCCCGCCGAAGCCGTCGAGATCGCTCGCCAGGCTTACGAACGCGCGAACGCGGTTGTGTCACGTTTCGTCCCGGTTCCCCGGCAAACTCAACAGGTTCCGAGCAGCATCAATCGGGTCAACGGTGCGCGCGCGGAGCCCAGGTCGCTGAAGGAGGCGATCCACCAGGCGATCGAGCGCACGCGTTGATGAATCTCGCGCTCGGAGCGCTTTTATCAAATGGCCTTCACGGCTGGCGAAATCAACAACATCGCCAATGCGGCGATGGACTTCTACTGGGGTAAGCTCGAACAGTTCTACCAGACCCTGCAGGATAAGCCCTTGCTCAAATGGGCCGAACAGAATCCGAAGACCTTCCCCGGCGGCAAGGGCAACATCAGCGTCGCGCTGCACGGGAAGTTCGGCGACGGTTCCGGCAACGATGTCGTGAAAGGGTACACACATAATGACACTGTGGCGTTCTTCACGCCGGCCAACATCGTTCGCGGCGCCTATCCCTGGCGCGAGCATCATATCGGCCTGACGCTCACGCATACCGAACTGAAGATGGACGGCATCAGCGTCGTCGACACCAACGGCGAGAATACGACCGAGCATACCGACCGCGAAGAGACGGTGCTGGTCAACCTGTTCCAGGACAAGCTGTTCGAATTGGGTGAGCAATATTCGCGCGGCATGAACGGCCTACTGTGGGGCGACGGTACTGCTGACCCCAAGGCGCTCGCCGGCGTCCAGTTCTTGGTCAGCACCGACCCGTCGGTCGGCACGGTCGGCGGGCTCGACCAGTCGCTGGCGGCCAACGCCTGGTGGAGGAACCGCGCCCGCACGACCGCCTTTGGCATCAAGGTCGGCGGCACGCCGGCGCTCGCGGTGCACGGCGGGGATTCGATCACGTCCGACCCGTCTAACGGCGGCGCGCTCCTGACCGCCCTGCAGAAGGAATATCGTCAGCTTATCCGTTACGGCGGCAAGCCGACGATGGCTTTGTGCGGGTCGGACTTCATCGGCGCGATGGAGATTGAGGTTCGGGCGAACGGCAATTACTCGATGACCGGTTTTTCATCGTCGCGTGACGTGTCGGTCGGCGGCTTGTCGTTCAGTGGCACGGATTTCAAATACGATCCGACGCTCGACGACCTCGGGTTCAACAAGCGCTGCTATTGGTTCGACCCGAAGAAGATCTTCCTGGTGCAGATGCAGGACGAATGGCGGAAGGATCATACGCCGGCCCGGCCAGCGTCGCAATTTGTACTTTATAAAAGCGTGACAAGTACAGGGCAGATGGTCGCCACTCAACGCAATTCCTCCCTTTGCATTGAGATCAAGTGACCTCAGTGTAGGGCGTCGGCCCGCACCGGCGCCCTACATGAAAAGGAGCTTTCGATGGATTTTGTCACGGCGAAGATCGCGCTCGGCGGCGACACGATGAATGTCATGTACCGCGGCCCCGACAATCCGGTGAGTTGGCCGGAAGTGCGGGTGCTGCAGCACCTCCACGGCGACGAGAACGTGTTCGACTGCGAGTTCGTTCGTTCGGAGCATGTCCTGACGCAAGCCGAGAAGATGCGCCTCCTTGGCGTCTACGGCGCCGAAGTCGTCAATCTTTGCTTCCCTGGCGCGCGGCCGATGATGGACATGGACTTCCCTGGCGACAAAGACCCGGCCGGGCAGATGCGCGCCGAACGCCGCGTGGCCAACGCGCCGCCGCCCGAGCCAATGCCTGATCTGCCCGCGCCGCCCGCGCCGGCGAAGCGTCCGTCGCGCGCTGAGGTCTGAACCGATGCCGCTCGGGGTCGCGCTTTCCGATCTGCGTTACGAATTGCGCGCCGAGATCTATTCGTCGCTCCTGCCGGCGCACGGAGTGTCGAGCGTCGACATGCAAAACGTCATTCTCGAGCGCACCCAGCGCGAATTGTGGAACCAGTACGAATGGCCGCATCTTCAATATCGCGTCAGTTTCAACGTGCCGGCAGGCTCGCAATTGATTGAGTATGCTGCCTCGATGCCGTTCGAGAACGTGCTGTCGCTCTGGTTCAATTACAATTCGACAGATTCGAATTCGCCTTGGCTGCGGTTGAAATATGGGTTCGACGACTGGGTCAACGAAACGCTGCAGAGCTACCCGCCGACGCGCTGGCGCAATATAGTCAAGGTCACTAGCGGCTTGACCGACTATATCGGCGCGGCGCAACTGTGGCCGATTCCGAACGCGAACGTTCAGATGCGCTGGCTTGGTCAAGCGCCGCTCAATCCCCTCAAGGTCGATACCGACACATGCATGATCGATTCGACCGCGATCGTGATGACGGCCGCGGCCGAGCTGCTTGGCGCGCAGAAGTCCGAGACAGCGGCGCTGAAAGGTCAGAAGGCGCAGGCGTACATTCGCAGGTTGATCGGCCGGCAGGGCGCTAACAAGCGTGACATTTCCGCGCTCGGTCAGGGGCGTGGGAATCAACCGACCTATCAGCAAGGCGCGACGCCCTATTTGGATTACATCCCCGGACCATAAGTAAAATGCCGGCTTACGCCATCCAAGACTTCAAGCTCGGCATGGATTTGAGGAAGTCGTATGTGACGGCGGCCGCCGGATCGCTGCGGCTTTTGCGCAATTGTTTTATCACCGCCGGCGCTGAAATCGAAAAGCGTACGTCTTTTATTTCCTGGGGACCGGCGGGGGCCGCTACTTTTGGCGTGCTGTCACGCAACAGCGAATTTTTTGTCGTCGTTAACGGGCCTTCCGGGATCACTGACCAGACTGCCAGCCCTAACCATCCAGGCGTTATTTCTTTGCCATTTCCCGGTGGCGTCACCATGACGCGTGTGGCCGATTGGGATCTGTTCAACGGTCAGTTTTACATTGTTATGGCCGGCGCCGACGGGCGTTTCTATCACTATTACAATCAAGTTCAGGTGACGGATGCGATGGCGACCAGTTCGTCGGTCCGCACCTTCGGCAGCAAGATGTATGGCGTCGACGGCCGCCTGCTCCGGTTCTCGGCGATTAACGACCCGACCCATTGGACCCCGCCGACCGGCACGACCAACGACGGTTCGGGCTATATCGATCTTTCCGCGCAGGACGCTGATTCCACCAACCTCGTCGGGCTTGAAGTCTATTTGGGCCAGCTGGCGATCTTTTCGCAGTTGTCGACGCAATTCTGGGCGGTCAACGCCGATCCGACGCAGAACCAGTTCAAGCAGCTTTTGCGCTCGACCGGGCTTATCGCTACTAATGGCTTGAGCCAATTCGGCAACGGCGACGTGCTGTATGTCAGTTCGCACGGGATCCGATCGCTTCGCGTGCAGAACATCAGCCTGACTGCTGGCACGACCGACGTCGGCACGCCGCTCGATGAAGTTTATCGTGATCTTCTGATTCAGAAAGGCGCGGGCTGGTTTGCGCAGGCGCGCTGTTTGATCCAGCCGCGCAGCGGACGGTTGTTCGTCGTGCTGCCCGATCGGATTTATGTGCTGTCGACGTTCCAAGAGCCGGCGATCACGGCTTGGTCGGTGTTCGATGCGCCGTTTCAGTTTATCGACTGCTGCGTGGCCGATCCCTGGATCGTCCTGCGCGGCGACGACAATATACTTTATTTGTACGGTAGTGACGTCGCGGCGGCTTATGACGCCACGCTGGCGGAAGTGATCACGCCCGCGTTGAGTTGCGACAGTCCGGCGAGGAACAAGCTCTTTCATTCGTTCGACGTCGGCGCCGAGGGAACCTGGACGCTGTCGGCCGGCTGCGACCCGAACAACCCGGCGACCGAAGAAACCGTCGCGACGTTTACCGGCGCGACTTACGTTAACCCCGAAATGACGATGCCCGAAAGCAGCACGCATATCTCGCTGCGTTTCCGCACGACCGACGCCGGCCGGGCTCGGCTCGGGCATGTGATGCTGATGTTCGACGACGGGAGCCAGGATTGATCCAGGGCCTGACCATGATTGGCCTCGAGTACGTGCTGGGCAACTTGCGCGCGGCCGATGCGGTCGAGGTGCGCGCCACAATCTTTCAGGGCGACGCCGCATCGACGTCCGCGCTGATTTGGTCGATCCCCGGTCCGAAGTGGGAAGCGCGCACGGTCGGCGGCGAACCGGCCGCGATCGGCGGTTTCGTGCCGGTATGGCCGGGTTTGGGCTCGGGTTGGTTATGGGGGACCGACCGTTGGGAAGAGGTCGCGCTCGAGGTGACGCGGGCGATGAAACGGCATATTCTGCCGGCGCTCGACGCCAGAGGCGTTCATCGTATCGAGTGCCGGCCTATGGCCGGCAATGCTGCCGTCATCCGCTGGCTTAAGCTGGTCGGATTCCGGCAGGAGGCCGTCACCGCCCAATTCGGCCAGGGGCGCGAGGACTTTGTCCTTTGTGCGCGGACGGCAGGGCATGACGCGACCCGACATTGATCGAGACAGTCTGAAGTTTCGCACCGGCAAGGTCGACGATATCGAGCCGCTGCTCGAAAAGTATGGCGTCGATTTTTTCCATGAAGCCGGTTTTGACGCCTTCTCGACGTTCGACTTGCCGCGCGCCGTGCGCGAAATGCGGCGGCAAGTTTTGCAGGATGATACACCGTTTGTTGTAGCCGAAGTCGACGGCGAGCTGGTCGGCTTAATCAGTTGGACGATGATGCACGTCTTTACGGCGCGGCCGATCGCCGTGCTTTGGATCATCTATGTTACGCCGGAATATCGGCACAGTGCGGTCGGCCGGCGTCTGGTCTGGTTCGCTGCCGACATCGCAAAGTCTGAAGACGCGTGCGCGTTCTTCGCTACCGTCGCGCCGACTTCGCCGGCGGCGCAGTCCCTTTGCAATCTGTTCCGTTCGTTTGGTTTCGAGCCGATGGGCGGCGCATTTTCGAAAGCGCTTTAGATGTCCGGTTCGGCCCCCTCCAACACTGCAGCCGTCGACTTTGAGAAGCAGCAGGCGGCCGCCGCCGATGCGAAGGAGGCCGCCCGCCAGGACCGCTTGACGCAGGGCCAGACGCTGATCGACCAGATCTTCAATGGCCAACCGGTCATGGATACGAAGACGGCGCCGTTCGACTGGTCGACGTTCCAGGCGCCGAGCGCAGCGTTGACCACATACGCGGGCGCGTCCGGCCAACCTGAAGGTACATATGCCTCTGGCGTGCCCAAAGATTACACGGCAGTGCAGGCGGTGCGCCCGACTGCCGCCGGCGCCGTACAGCCTGGCGCCTCATCGGCGAGCTTTGGGGCGGCAAACCGCGGGGCGGCGGCGGGAAGCGGGCGGGGTTATAGCGGCGGTAGCGGGGCGCCGGCGCCGGTCGCCGGCGCAGGCGGCGCCGCCGGGGCGAAGACGTGGGCGCTCAAGGGGCCGGACGGAAAGCTTTATTTCCAGGGCGATCCGTTCGACGTCACGACTAGCACCGACACTGGCAAGCGCACCGGCGGCTTCGACGACGCTTTTTACAATGCTTACAACCAGAAGGTTCTCGATTACTATAATCCGCAAGAGGCGCGGCAATACGACGTCGCCCAGCGGGACTTGAGGTACAAACTGGCGAACGCCGGCACCTTGCAGTCGAGCATGGCGGCCGACACGCAGGGCGATCTCGGCTATCAGGATGCGCTCAATAAAGCGGACATCGTGGCCAACGCCAACAAGCAGACCGGCGAGCTTAGGAATCAGATCCAGAGCAACAAGGAAACGCTGATCAATCAGCTCTACGCCACCGAAGACCCGACTTTGACCGCCAACCTGGCGCAGTCGAGCGTCAACGCCACCAGGCTGCAGAATCCGACCTTGACGCCCGCGGCGGCGCTGTTCACGCCGGCGGTCGTCGGCGGCGCCAGCGCGCTGAGCGGTCTGGCCAGTCCTTATAATCCTTATACCGCGCAACCCACGAACCCGGCGCCGGCGCCGGCGAGCGCCGGGTCCGGTAAATTGACCAACTACAATTGACGGCGGGAGGCGGTTATTTGCGATCCGATTTCAGCCATCGCCCTTGCCGGCAGCGCCGTCGCCGCGGGCGTTAACTACATGGGCCAGCAGGAGACGGTGAACGCCCAGAAACAGGCGAATGACGATTGGGTCGCCTACCAGCGCACGGCCGCCAACAAGGCCGCCGCAGCGGACGAGGCCAATCGGCAGAAGGCGACGGCGGCGCTGACGACCGCGGAGCAAAAGCTTTCCCCGGCGTCGCAGGAGGCGGCGCAGCAGACCGCCGCGACCGATCTCAACACCCAGATGTTGGCCGGGTCGCCAGCGGCGCCCGATTCGAACATCACGCTGCTCGGCGGCGAGCCCGCCGACACGAACGTCAGCACCGACATGGCGCAGCGGGTGACGTCGGCCGCGCGCGAGGCGCAGGGGCGCATCAAGGCGCTCGCAGGCATCACTTCGTACGGCGGCGGTTACAACGACATGGGCGCGGCCGCCAACCAGGCGCTGTCCACTTCGAACGAGAACATCAACCTGGCGTCGGACTTTCGCAAGGGCGACACCCAAACGCTCGGCGTCGCTCAACAGGTGGAGCCGCTGCATTACGTTCAAGGAAGCAACATCGCCGGCACGGTCGCCGACACGTTGGCGAGTGCGGCCGGCAGTGCGTTCGCTTCGAAGTATAAGGGTTTTGGAAAGACACCCTAATGCCAGGATTGTACGTTCAAGACGGCGGCGCGACCTCGAGCGCGCTCGGCAATGTTCTCGGCGGCCTGGCGAGCGGGCTCGGGCCGCAGGCGCAGGCCGAGGCACAGCTCTTGCGCCTGCGCAGCGAGCAGGCCGACTGGAACAACCGTCTGCTGTCGAGTCAGGTGCCGCTGACCGAGCAGGCCGCCGCGGCCGCGCCGGGGATCCTTCAGTCGACCGGCGCGGACGTGCAGCCTCCGGGAGGTTCGACGGTCGCCGGCACGGCCGCAAGCCTGGCCGTGCCGCCGATAGACGCCGCGCAGGCGGGCAGGGGCTCGGCGGGGCGCGGCGTCGTGTCGTCCGCGGGCATGACGCCCTATGAGAAATATGTCGCCAACGAGATCGCTGCCGGGCGCATGTCGCCCGACGCGCTCAAGACGACCATCAACATCGGCCAGTCGCAGACGCGCGGGCCGGGCAACACGGACTTGGTGCAGAGCGAGATCGAGAAAGCCCGCAAAATGCCGTACGACCTCCCGGTCGGCACATCGCGGCATTTTCCGGGTGTGCCGGAAAACGCCAGTCCTGGCGCGGTCGTCTATGGCGGTAGTCCGGTCGAGCAGGAGGTGCAGAGCGCGACCGCAAAAGATGCGCTCGCCGACCAAAAAGCCGGAGCGCAGGCCAGCGACGCCATTGCTCAACTGACCGCCTTGCGGGCTTTGCGAAGCACAGTCGTGCAAGGGCATTTTACCCCTGGCGATGTCATCTATGACGAAGCGGCCAAGAAAGCGGATGCGTACTTTGGGATCGGTGCTTTCACTCGGTTGAACGACCGCCTCGATATTATGACTGCGATCCGCGCTCGCATGAAGGCGATCACCGCGGCGACCCGTCAAGCGTATGCGGGCGATCCGGCGTTGCGCGGCCTTTCGGCGCAGCTTGATGAATCGTTGCCAGACCCGGAAAGCGAGCAGTTTGACAATAGTGTTAACGCATTAACGAAGACGTTAGGCGCGACGGTCGATGACGCTAATGCCGCCAACGAGTTTCTGAGGAACCCCGGCAGTCCGAGGGCTGCGGACGATTTTCGTTCGGGTAAGCTTTCCCGCCATGCCGCTGCGGCTGCGGCTGCGGATCAAGCGTTAAAAACTGCGGCGTCGGCGCCGAAAACCGAAGAGCCGGCGCCCGCGCCGGCGCCGGCGCCGGCGCCGGCGCCCGCGCCCGCGCCGAAGGTCGTTAGCAAGCCGAAAGACATCAAGCTCGTTCCGACCGTCGAGGAAGGCGAGAAAGGGCCGTCAGGGTCGTTTTTCAGGACGCCGGACGGCGTGCTTCACAAGGTGAATTAAATGGCCGGCTCCACGGTTGTTGACGAAAACGGGAACCCGATCGCGGCGCCGGGAGCGTCGTCGAATGGGCGTTCAACCGTAGTTGACGAAGAGGGTAACCCGGTCGTTTCACTTCAGGACAGGGTTGGCGGCGCGCTGACCGCAGCGCAGCCATGGGCGGACATCGGAACGCGCACCGGCGTTCGAGTCATGACTGCGCCGATGAACGCCTGGGTGACCGTGCCGAAGGCGATCGGATGGGCCGCCGAAAAATTGGGCATGCATTTCGCCCCACAGCCGCCGCCCCTGCTCGACACCAACGGTCAGCCGGTCGATCAAAGCCTGCCGAGCGAAGCCATTATCAAGCAGCTCGGGGTCGAAGCGCCGCCGGATCAAACGCCGGCCCAGCAAATGACCGAATCGGTCGCGCCATTCCTCGTGCCGACGTCGAACACGATTTCTCGTGTCCAGGAAGCCCCTGGAGTTCTGAACAAGATTTACACGGGGGTGCGTTCCGAGGGCGCCAGCGTCGCCGACTGGCTCGCGGCTAACGCCGCGCAGGAATGGGCGAAAGCGCATGGCTATAGTGATGAGGCGCAGCAGGTCGCGGGCGCGCTAGGCCCGACGGGCCGCAACCTCGCCACTCGCACGGGCGGCGCCTTTGTCAGACTTTTCGGCAAGAGCGGAGGCGGTGAATCTTTTGACGTCAACCGCAAGATCGACGTGACCCCGCCGCTGAGTTCGGTCGCGGGTCCGTCGTTGGCGAACACCGAGGAGGCGCTCGGTGATTTGCCGTTTTTTGGCGCGCCAATCAGATCGGCGCGTAAAGCCCAGAGCGACGCCATAGCCGAGCGCGCCAATCGCGGTTTGCAAACGATTTCGCCAGGCACGACCGACATTACCGAGGCCGGCCCAGGGTCGATGAATGCTTACGCCGAACAGCTAGGGCAGCAGGCTCGCGAAAAGCTGTTTAACGAGGAAACGGCGCTCAAAGTTCGCGCCGACCGGATTGAAACGCCGATCGCCAATGTGCCGGTTCAAGCACGGCCGGTCATCGATCTTGCGCAAAGCATCATAGACAGTCGAGGCGTGTCGGATGACGTCAGCGCCGCGGCGAACGTAGCGCTGCAGAAACTGCTGGCGAAGGTCGATCCCGATACGGGATTGATCGAGTGGTCGGCCTTGAAGCAGACCCGAAGCGCATTAGGCCCGATCGTCGACAATATGTTCCAATCGGCGTCGCCGACCAGCGCTTCGAACAAGCGTGTGGTCGGCGCGCATCTGGATCAGATCGGCGACGCCATGACCCAGGCGCTCGGAGAGGCGGCCGATCAGGCCGGGCATCCCGAGTGGCGTCAACTCGATGCCGATTGGACCGCAGCGGGTCGAAGGAAAGCCGATCTTGCCGATGTCGGCGGAACCCTCGAGCGGGTTGGGCCTACGATGCGCGAATCCGCGTGGAGCAGTCCCAGTTCGACCGAGGTCGGCCATAAGCTCAATGCGGCGGTGAAAGGGGAGCCGGGTTATCTCGATGCGATCGATCGCGGGTTTCATCCCGCGACCGGCAATCGGGCGATTGCCGAAACGATCGCCGCCAAGGCGCGGCCTCAATCCGGTACAGGGTCGGGTGAGTTTCGACCGGACGTCTTGGCGACGCGCTCAGGCGAAATTGGCAATCAGGTGAGGAGCGATCTGCGCAGCGATCCGGTTAGCGCGCAGGGGCTGCAGGACATCGAGGACGCGATCGCCGCCGCGCAGACGACCGTAAAGCCCCGCACGACGCGCGGTCTAGGCGAGAAGCTCGGCGCCCTGGCGACGGCGGTCGATATGGCCGGGACGGTCGGCGGCGGGATTTTCCGTCCGATCTCGACCGGGCTCGGACATCTGGCCGTGTCTTCGCTCGAAGATCCGTCATTCATCCGGTCGGTCGCCGGCCGGGGAGTAACGCCGGAAACCATAAATCCGCTGATGCAGCAATATCTCACGCGCGGCGGGCTCGGCGCAGTGCCGCAGCCGCCGGACATCATTCCGCGCGTCAAGAACGCAGCAATGAGCGCGCCGGGCAGTGTCCTTTCGGCGCTATTGCCTTATCTGCAGCAGGTGGTTCGATAAGATACCAATGACCTTTGGCGCGCCCCATAGGCACAGCATGCACCCGACGAAGGCGAGAGCTAAAAGACCGACTTGGTAGAAATCGCCAAGCGTAACCGGCACGGGCGGCGCGGATGCGACATGGTGCGAAACTGGCGTTCCGGGGGGCGGGGTAAGACTGTCGATCCAGCGGCCGACGCCGCTGAAATCAAACTGGTAGTCGACAATGGCGTTAAACAGATCGCGAATGGACATGGTGTTCCCTAATTATTTGATGTGCGCGGCAACGAACGCCACGGTGATGGTGATGACGAAGTAGGTGATCTGGATGCCGAGAACCCACTTGATCCACGCGCTTTCGCGCTCGACGACATACAGCTTCAATTCGTCGATCGCGTCCTCGATGTCCTGCTTGGTTGCGGGGTTCATGTGGGCCAACTCAGTTGCATTTCGGCTAACACATAAGCCGTACGAGGTCTAAAAGCAACATGCCTCTGGGCGCAAAGGCGCTGGACGCCGTGACCCGCACCATCATTGCCGAAGCCGAGAACGAAGGCCCGGCGGGATGGCAGGCGGTCGCCAACGTCTTGAAGAACCGCGCCGACAGCGGCGCATGGGGCGACCCGGCGCAAGAGGGCGGCATGGCGCGGGTGATCTACGCGCCGAAGCAGTTTACCTCCTGGAACCCCGGCAATCCCCGCGGCGAATATGCTCGTTCCGTCTCGGTTAACAGCCCGATCTACCAGCGGGTCGCCCAGGTCGCGCAGGCGGTGTTCTCCGGGCAGCTCGACGACAACACCAATCGTGCGACGCACTTCTATAACCCGAAGCTCGCCCAACCCGCCTGGGCGACGGGAACGCCGACGCAGATCGGCGCCCATACGTTCATGACCCTGCCGCTCAACGCTGCGACCACCGCCGGGACCGTCGACCTGCACGCGCCGCCACCGGGGGCGGCTTCCAGCGCCGGCGGTGACCCGGCCCAAGAAGCGCGCAGTTTTTTGGCGTCGTTGAGCCAGCATGGCGACAGGCCGGGCGATACGGCCAACCTGAACCCGCAGTTCGCCGTTCGTTTGGCCGCGGCGATCAAGCAGGCGCGGGCGGAAGGGTTGCCGATCGGCCTCACATCGGCATTCCGCGAACCCGGCCAGACCGGAAGCGCATATGACGCGGGTGGCAATTCGTCGCATTCCTATGGCCTGGCGTCGGACATCGCCGGCCTCGATGGGCCGAACGGACGAATCACTCAGCGCTGGGCGCAAATCGCCCAGGCGAACGGGCTGAGCAACCCCTATGGGACGGGCAACGCTACCGAGTTCAATCACTGGCAACTGCCGGCCGTGCCGCTCGAGCGAACGCCCCAACTGCTGGCGGCGCTCAAGGCGGCCAAGGCGACAGGCAACTATCAAAGCGTTTGGGATGCTTATTCGAACGCGTCGCCCGAAAGCCAGGTCGCAACCCGCCAGTCTTATCCTCCGGTAGCCGCCGCGGGGGCGCCAGCGCCCCAGGCGAGCCCCGCGGCGGCCGTCGCGCCCGCCGCAGGGGCGCCAGCGCCCCAAGCGAGTCCCGCGGCGACCGTCGCGCCCGCCGGCAGTGCAGCCAACCCTCAGGACCGATTTATACCGCTCGAGCGTATGACGACCGGCACGGGCGCCCGCAATGCGCCGCTGATCACGGCGTTGAACCTTACGCCCGGCGTCGGGTCGACGCCTGCGCCAGCCGCAGCCGCGCCAGCCGCGCCGGCGGCGCAGAGCGTGCCGCTCGACGAGACGCCCAAGCCCGTGCCGCGGCCGACGTCGTTCCCCGGACCGCCCAAGTTCGCGCCGGACCGTTACGATCCGCTCGCGCCCGCCAACGTGCCGCCAATGTCGCCGCCGAACCCGGTGACGGCGTCGGCGCAGAACCTCCTCCGCATGCTCTTTCCAACCGGGTGACCTATGCCTGACGTGCCGTCGACCCTGGCGCAGATCGCGCGTCCGCCGCCGATGAACCCGAACGATCGCGATGCGATGATCAAGACGATTGCCGGCGAAGCCGGCAGCGAGCCGCCGGCCGGTCAGGCTGCAGTCGCGCACGTCATCTTGAACCGCGTCGCCGCGGGCGGATATGGCGAAGGCATCCAAGGCGTGGTCCAAGCGCCGGCCGAAGGAAGAGCCGGTCAGCAAGGCTACCATCAATTCAGCATGTGGAATGCGCCCGGCAAAGGCGGCAATAGGCAAGGCGGCATTAACCCGAACTCGCCTGATTATGCGCGCATCGGTGCGATCGTCGACCAGGTCTATAACGGCATGATCCCCGATCCGACGGGTGGCGCGACCCACTATTATGCGCCAGGCGGCATGCCGGGAGGCCGGCCGCCGGCGCAATGGCCGGCCGGATGGGTGCAAGCGCAGCCTAAGACCAAGATCGGCAATCAGATCTTCATCGGCGGTGGGACCGGGCCAGGCCAGGCGTCGCCGCCTTTGGTGACAAACTTTCAAGATGTAGGGATTGGCAGTGCCTGATAAACCGCTTCCGGGTTCGCCGCCTCGCCCGACGCCGCCTCCGAGCCGCGGTTTTCTCAACGACCTCTTTCCCGTCGACCCGCGCCAGGTCGTCGGTGGACTTTATGACCTCGGCGCGCGGGGCGTCGGGCGCGGCATCGACACCGCTACCGGCGCGCCATCGTCCGGCGACGATTTCAGTCAACCGACGCTCGGCAGGGAAGCCTACCAGATGCTCACCTCGCCGACGTTCGGCGGTGGTATGAACCCGGCATCGGCTCTCCATGACGTTAGTCCCGTCCTTGCGGCTGCGCCTCTCGCATTGACCGCTAAAATCGCCAGGACGGCCAAAGTTGCCGAGGAAGCCGCGCAGACCGCCAGGGCAGCGAGCCCGCTCGACGCCGTCAGTGCTGAAGCTCGGGCCGCATCGCAGACGCCGACCGTCGCCGAGACGGTCGCCAAGCGCGCCAAGGCGCCGAAAGATTTGCCCCAGGTTTCCTGGAACCCGCAGACGCAGACCTGGGAGGGCGGCCCAGTCAAGGGCGTGCCTTTGGACCCGCCGCCGCACGTTACGATCCCTGATATCTACGACACCAAAGCGCCCGAACTGGCTAACGTCCCGAACGTGCCGCAAGTCGAGTTGCCGCGGTACGAACCGGCCAAGGGTTCGTCCCAGCGGGTACAGGATCTCATCGCTAACGAAGCCGTGCGGGAGAAGATGCTCGAGGCCATTCGCCGGGGCACGGACGTCGGCATGTCCTGGCACAATGCGCAGCCGGCGATTCAGGATGCGATCGACGCTCTGGGGTCCGAGCAGGCCGGACGGGACGCTTTCAAGCGGTACATCGACTATAACGCCGCCACCAGTTCGTTGAACGAAGTCCCGACCAATTTACGCGAAGCGTCGTATTATTATTGGCGCGAAGGGCAAGATCTTCCGCCGCCGGTCGTCGGCGAAACCCCTCCCGATCCGTACCATGGCGGGTTGGCCAACCAGGGCCACCAGAAGGCGGTCAATCAGATTCTGGAGGGAGCATGGGGCCAGGGCGACGCGGCCAAGACGCCGTCCTACGGCGCGAATTTGGAGGGCAACCTGACGCCCGTGGCGGTCGACCGGCACGCCGTTCGCGCGCCCGCCATGCTGGCTGAAGATCCGCGCTGGCTGCAGACGCAAATCACGTTGCCGGATAAAAGCAAGTATCGCCCGCAGGACGAATTCAACGCCGGCAACCTCACGATGGAGGACGCCCTTAAGAACCCGACCTATTGGGTCGACATGCCGGCGAAAAACGAATACGCGGGCCTGGAGGACTATTATCAGGATTTGGGCCAAGAGGCCGAGATGGCGCCCGGTCAGGCGCAGGCGTCCGGGTGGGTCGGCAATGCTCAACTGACGGGCGTCAAAACCGACCCGAATAAGACCTGGCTCGATATGTATCAGGACCGGATCAAAAACACTGCTTATCGAACGGGCAAAGACCCGCGGGACGTCGCGCAGGGCTTCTGGCAGCGCAAATGGCCCTTGCTCGCGGTCGGGGCTGCGCCGGTGGCGGCGACGCCGATCGGGACGTCGCCGGAATACGACGATTGGTGGAAAAAGCTACAGGACCAGCAATTTGCCGGCGGGGCGCCCGCGCCGCCAACTTAGGCGCTTAGTAGCGATCGCGTGCGTCCAGTCGGTCAGGAGGCCGAGCCGAAAACTGTCAAGTTGGTCTTCAGTGAGACCGGCGATCACTTCGCGCACGTCGTTCCAGTCGAGATCCTGACCTGGCTCGAGCGCGCTGAGTTCAAGCATGTCGGCAAATTCCAACGCCAGTTTCTTAGTGGGTTTCATTTCTGGGCTTCTTGCTTGGCTTTCGGCGCGCGGGCGCCAACCTTGGTCATCATGCGCGGACCGTTCTGCATGCGGCGAAACATCTCGCGCACTTCCGCGTCGGTGTAGGGCGGACCCATCACTTTCACGCCGTTTGAGGTGACATACCGGACAACCATGGCTCATGCTCCTCACAACGCAGTTAGCGCAACCACAACATATAAACATCCGACTGCCGTATTGCAAACCGCTGCGGAATTTCTGCGTTTCGGCGAAAGTGTTGGGTGTTGGGCGAGTGCGGGTAACGAGTTGATCTGATTGGTCTTTCGCAGCGAGAGCATGCCGGCTCGAGACTTAATCGACCCGTTCTTGACAAACTGCCCGAAGCGGGCGCCCACAACGCCAGACACCAGCGTTCTCTAGGACCGGCACCCGATGTCGGGCGCCGGTGTTGGGCGCAGCCGGGATATTTCGGGCGGTATTTCTGCGGATCGGGCTCTACGATTTCAACGGCTTAACTTATTTCTGCGGATTTCCGCGGTTCATCCCATCGTCCAATTGCCGGCATAGGACGCCTTTCCTGTCCGCCTGCACTGCGGGCATTTCGGGGTCATGGCCGCTAAGAGGTCGTCAGGGAGGAGCTTTCCGTTGGTGATTTCGAGATGCCCGCCGGCAAAGCCCTCGAGGTTGAACCATTCGTCCGAACTCCAGTCGGATTCTCGCCGGCGCACAGATCCCTTGTGACCGCATTCGCAGACGATCGGCCGCCGCCAGTAAGTGCTCATTTTCCGTCATTTCGAAGGTCGTCGATGAGTTCGATGATGGCGTTCTCGCCGAGCGCCAGCCAGGCTTCGTCGTGCATGCAGTGCCGGGCGAACGCCGCCTTGGCATGGTCGAGGTCGCGCGCTTCGCGGAGGCAGGCCGGCCACAGAATGTCCATGTCGATGCGCCGTTGCTGTGCATGCCATCGTCGCTGGAGCCAATTCCACAGCATTTTTCTCTTCCGCACTTCAGACGACGTCCTCTTCGTCGTCGACCGCCCTCAAGTCGGGGGCCGGCATCACCCGCTCGTCGTAGAGCTTCGCCAGGCGCGTCGGGCCGACCTTCTCGATGTCCCAACGCACGCCGGTCTGGTCGGTCCAGAACCTGGCGATGCGCCACAGGCGCGAGCCCATGGTTGGGTTTGCGCGCTTCGGGTTGTCGGGCGCTGGGTTGAGCGGGCGCGCGCCGAGACGATGAATCTCATCGGGGAAGTCGAGACGGTTGGGCATGTCGTGCGCCGGCAGTTCCTGCGCCTTGAACCATTTGATGAGGTCGGTCGTCGTGGCGACCGGCAGATAGCCGGGCGGGGGCGCGTCGCTCTCGATCTCGCCGACGATGTCGAGGAACATGCGCTCCCAGGCGCGCAGCGCCATCTGCGTCTTGGCTTCGCTTTTGGCGGCGTTGCCCTGGAGGATGTCGAGGTCGGCGTCGTCGATCTGGGTGCGCATCAGCCACTCGCCGATCGCCGGCCAATGCCGGTCGAACGCCGTGACGGCTTTGGCGTAGTAGGCCGGCAAGCGTCGGGTGACGCCAAAATTACTGACGACGTGAAAGCGCCGGTCGTCGTGCGCGATCTTGAGCGGGTGCAGCTCGTTGGAGAAGATCACGAAGCCGGCGACGTTGGGCGCGAGATACGGGTCGCGATACTTGCGGTGGATCGAGACGACCGGATTGCCGGACGTGATCGCCTTCAGCATCGTGTAGACGTCATCACGGTTGCGCTCGCGCATCTCGCTGATAGCGACCAGGTGCTTCTCGGCATAGGGATTGTATGGGCTGGTCAGTACCTTGGGACCGACCGGAATATAGTCGTCGCCGTGCGCGAGCCCGATCGGACGCAGGATGAGGTCTTTGCCCAGTCCCTGGTCCGTCTGGACGATCCAGTGCCAGCCCGGCGCCCAGTCCGGGTGCTGCATGAGATAGGCATGCCATAGCATCCACAGGCGCGCTTCTTTGGCTGCGCCGAGGACGAACGTCACTAGCTCCTCGTAGAAATCGACGACCTCCATATCGATCGGCTTGTCGCGGTGCGGGCGCGGCGGCGGGGTCCACAGATTCAGGCACCGGCTTTGGCCTTTGTCGATAAAGCGTGGCCGGCCGGGCTCATGGACGACGGCATCGACCGTGTTCTCGCTGTGGCGGGCGAACAGATGCGAAAGCGTATTGCGCTTGTCGCCGAAATAGCGGCGCAGGCGTTTCTCGTCTTTCGCCATCATCAGGTTGAAGGCGGCCGCGGCGTAGGGCTGTCGCGGCGGCAGGGCGTAGAATTCCGCCCCGCCGACCAGGCAATAGCGGTTGAGGAACGTCTGTGCGAAGCGCAGATCCTCGTCGGCCTCCTCGAGCGCTTCGGGCTCGATCGGCGCATCAGCGAACGCCCGCTTGGCCATTTCCTGGGGACAGCGTTCGTTGGCCCAGCGACGCAGCCGCTCGACGCCAATGCGCGCCTTCAGCATCGTATCCCAGAAGCGCTCGGGCTTGTCGGGGTCGCCCTGGTCGACCTGGTCGCACCAGTCGAGCCATTGCGCGCGGCCCCATGGCTGTCCGCCGCTCGCGCCGTGGATCGCGGAGCCCATCGAAATGAAAGCGTCGTAGGTTTCGAACGCCTGGTCGTTGGGGATCAGCGCAACGAGCGCAGTCAGTTCTTCCGGCGCGCAGCGCTCGGGCTCACGCTCGACCTCGTGCGCGGAATAGTTGGGTGTCGTGCGGACGCTGTCGAATTCTTTTCCCAGGCGCGCCCAGAAGCTGTCGAAGGTCGCGCGATCGACCAGCGCCAGGGGAACGTCGGCCGGGTCATTGTCCCAGACGTATGGCCGAAGGCGGGTCGGATGGACGCCGTGGATGTTGCCATACCGGCCCGGCCCGAGGAATTGCACTTTGCCGCGCTCGCCGTCGCTCTGCTTGACGGCGACGTCGAAGCTGCGCGGCATTTCGCCCTTAAGACGAAACATGATGAGAAGCTTGGCGTGTTCGGGATGGTCGACCCGGCGCACCGCAAGCCTGAAGCCGAACGTCGTCTTGGCGATCGCCAGCACGCGCTCGGAATCGTCCTTGACAGTGAGGTCGACGTCGATCGCGCCGACGCCGTCGGGAAGCGGACGGCCGAAGCGGAACCCGACGCCTGCGCCCATTTCGTCCCACGAGCGGGCGGCGGCCATGTCGGCGTCGCCGAGGTCTTTCCAGCCGCCGACCCAGGTTCCGTCGGCCAGGCGCCGGCCCGGCACCTTGCCGCGATTCGCGGCGTCAATCTTCGAATTCGCAGCCAGCCGGGCATCGTGCGGAATGACCGGCGTGAGGTTGGCGGCATAATTCTTGACATAGTCAACATGCCGCTTGGTCATAGGCTCAAGGCTTCGTGCTCGAGAAAGGCTTCGACGAAGACTTGCGCGGCCTGGAGGACGACCGCGTTGCCGTAGGCGCGCAGGCGTCCCACTCTGGCGGGAGCCCCATGAGCCAGCGGGAATGAGCCGGGTTCAACTGGCCGCCAGAGGCCGTCGCGGCAGAAGATCCAGTCAGCATCTCGCCAGACGCCGTTAACCGGGCCGGGCCTGCCAACTGAACCGCTACCGAGAGATCGCATGGTGATTTCCGAACCCCTAAATTGGGGTTCTTCCGCTGCCGTTCCTCGTTCGCTCTCAAGCTGTTGCCGGATGGGTTCGCGTTTGGCGTCGGCCGGCCCGCTAGCCGCGCCACTTCGTTCAGCGGCGGCCCCTTGCCGCCCCGGTCGTGGACCCACTCCAGATCGGCCCCCTTGTGATCGCGCGCCTGCGGCGTCGGCCAGCCCGCCAATTGCGCCGTCGTCACTAGGTCGATCGCGCTTCTTGTCCCGCGCGTATTTCGGGATTCCTTGCTCTCCGAGCAACGTTCGTCGTCGCGCCCCCGCGGCGTCGGCCACGAAGACAATGCGGTGACGGGCGTGCGGGGCGCCGACGCCCGCAGCAGGGAATACCGCCGCCCCGCAGGCGTAACCGATTCCTTCCAGGTCAGCGAAAACAAGGTCGAGCCACGCCCGTCCAGCCGGGCCTTCAACCTGTTCCCCAAAGATCGTGTCAGGGCGATGCTGGCGGATGTGCCGGAACCAGGCCGGCCAGAGATGCCGGTCGTCGGCGAACCCGCCTCCTTTGCCGGCGGCGCTGAAAGGCTGGCACGGGCACGATCCGGTCCAGACGCGCTGGCGGTCGGGCCAGCCGGCGGCGCGGAGCGCGGCCGGCCAGACGCCGATCCCAGCAAAGAAATGAACCTGGCGAACGCCGGCCAGCTTTCGTCGGTCGAGGTCAGCGATGCTCGTATCGTCGACGACGCCGGCGGGGAGCCGCCCGTTCGCGATGAGGTTGCGGAGCCAGTCGCAAACGAAAAGGTCATTGTCATTATAAAAAACGCTCACTTTCCGTATCGCGCCATCAGCGCGCCTTCGGCCGCGAGTTAGTGCGGACGGATGCGTCGTAGTCTTTGAAAACGACCTTTCGCCAAAGCCGGCGGTTCACCCAGCGTTGAACATGCCGCAGGAGTTCGGGCGTCCAGTCATGTCGAATTGCTGGTTTTTTCTCTAAAGCATTGAGCTTGATGAACGGTTGGGCATAAGGTTCACCGCCGGCCTCGATAACGCTGCGGATGCGATCCATGCAGACGTTAAAAGGTTCATGGCCGATCATTGTGTAAACTTGCTTGCGCCGCGCCGGGATGTCCTTCAGGACGCGAAAAGCGCGTTTGACATTGTCCCCTTCGCTCATCTCGTCGAACGCGAAGCGCCATGGACCTTTTAAGATCGGTCGCCAACGTTCGAATACGTCTTGATCGAATGTCCCTGGTTCGAAACCTGAATTAGCGTCAAGGAGCGGAATACCGGTCGTGCGATAGCGAGCAACAATGTGGTTTTGATAATCGGCGGGCAGTGCTGACAGGTTGTCGTCGCAAAGGATCGGGCGAACGGGAAAGTCCGGCAGTAGACGGAACTGCTTTCCATCCATTTTCGGAACGATGCAAAACCAGCAGCCGACAGGACAGCCATAGCTTGCACGGGTCGCTTGGGAATGGTGGCGCACGATCGCATCCAGATATTCACCGCCGACTTTGGCGATGTCGGCTAAGAAAGTTTTGCGAGTGAAAACGCCAGGGCCGCCGACGCGGACTTCGTAGCCAAGCGAACGATAATCTTCCGCTAAACGCCGGGCTTCGTTCAACCGCCAGGTGAAAGCGACTGAAATGAAGGCTGTTTCGTCGTCATGCCAATGCGCGACGCCTTTCACCCAACCCGTCACCGGAAGCGGGGCGGTCATTTTCCGTACCTCGTCATCAGCGCGCCTTCGGCCGCGAGCGGCAGGCCGCTCGCCCAGGATGGCGGCGCCGACATCACCGCCTTCATTTCCGCGAGACGGGCGTGCGCGCATTCGATTTTGGGCTCGGCGATCAGCTCGTCGTGAACGGTGACGTTGAGGTCGTCGCTGTCGTCCTCGAGCCGCAGCATGGCGTCGGCCAGGAGGTCGCGCGCCATTGCTTGCGTGGCGTTCTCGACCAGCTTGCCGCCCCAGGTGCGGATGCGGGTCCACGTCTTGCGCCAGTCGAGGCCGGCGTAACGGATCACTTTCTCGACCTCGCCGACGCCGTCGTCGTCCGCATCGTTGATGATTTCGTCGACGCGCGCCTCGCGGTAGACGATCGAGCGGCCGCTCGGCAGTTGCATCAGCATCGCGCCGGCGAGGCGCTCGTCGCGCGCCATGCGGAAGGCAAGCCTCTTCGAGTCGGTCCATGTCCAGCGGTCGACGACGTTCTCTTCGATGACCGTGCGAACGATGTCATCGACGTTGTGCCAAAGCGATCGAGTATCGCTGTTGGCGTCGCGCCAGCCGTAGACGATGTCTTTCGATTGCTGTTCGCGCAGAGTGATGCCGAAGGCCGCCGCCATTTCGTGGAAGCGTTTCCATCCCATGCCGAAGCCACAGGCGAGAATGATGACCTTGCCTAAGAGGCGGTTGGACGAACCGACGTCGCGGGCGGCCTTGACATAGATGTCCTCGCCGCGCCTGAAGACGTCGAGGACATCAGCCTGGCCGGCGAGCCAAGCGACGACGCGGGCCTCGATCGCCGAATAGTCGCATACCGCCAGCATGCGCCCGGCGGCCGCCACGTACGCCCCGCGCAAGCACTGCGAGACGACGTCCATCGGATTGCCGTGGATGCAATCGAGTGCGTCGGCGTCGGCGCCGCATAAGATGTCCTCGAGCGCAGCGCGCGGATCGATGGCTTTGGTCGGCCGCGGATAGTTCTGGATCTGGACGCCGCGGCCGGCCCAGCGCAGCGTGCGCATCGCGCCGCCATACTGGACGAGGCCGCGCACCCTGCCGTCGTCGTCCTGATAGCTCCGCATGCGGGCGAGCTTCGCGGTCGAAGACTTGGCGCCCTCTTGGTAAAGCGTCAGGATCAGGCGTTGGTCGCCGGTTAGCGGATTTTTGGGGTCGTTGAGAACGAGCGGCAGGACGCGCTTGTCGAGGCTGTCGATCTGGACCTTCTGCGCCTTGAGGTGCTCGACGATGCGGCCGGTCTGGGTGACGCTGGTTACTGCGCCACCGGTCAGCTTGTCGAGACGTCCGCCCAAGCGGCGAAGCTCATGCTCGACGACAGCCTGCATCTTATGGACGGCGTCGATGTCAACCTCGAGCCCGCGGGCGTTCATGCGCTGGTCGAGAAGCCACAGGCGACGCTCTTCGGGCGGCATCGGCTTCAACCGGCGCGCGACCGCGCGTTCGGTGCGGACGTCCTGCATGCAATATTGGCCGAGGCGGATGAGGAGGTCTTTGCCGTCGCGTTCGTCCTGGTCCCACCATGAGCCGTCGTCGCGCGGCCGGGTCATTCGACGCATTAGCCTTGCGCCCTCCTTGTCCTTGTTGACGTTGGCGCCGACGACCGGGGCGGCCTGCTCGAGCTTGGGCGGCGCGCCCCAATAGAGCGCGCGCGCCATCGTGCAGTGGAAGCGTTCGATCGGCAGCGGCGGCAGGCGCCAGACCTTGCCGCAGACGTTCCAGACGTTGAATTCGAACTGCGCGTTCCAGGCGCAGAATTCGAGCTTAGGGTCGGCGGCGGCTTTCAGGAGCGGCTGCGGCGGCGCCTGATGCTCGGGGAACCAGACGGCGGGGTCGTCCTCCTCGATCGCGTAAGCGAAGCACAAGATGCGGGTCGATGGCTGACGGGCGTACTTGTGCGCGCCCATCTGCGGCAGGCTGCCGAGCGACGCCGTCTCGAAATCGCCCGACAGCTTGAGCGCCATCGTTCACACATCGTCGAGGTCGTCGTATTCGGCGTCGAACGCCTCTTTTGCGGACTTACGGTTGTCGAGGCGTTTGCAGCCTTCCGACCGCACGATCTGGACGTGATGCAGATAGAAACTCACGCCTTTGTTGCCGGAATTTGCGTAAGTGAACGGCGCGATGACGAAGCGCGCCTGCTGACCCGGCCAGACCTCGCCGGAATCGAAGATGTCGTTGCGCTGTGCGTCAACGATGCCCGGCTTTTCGTTCGACCAGGCGTTGATGAAGACATCGTATTCGGGCGGGAAGCTGTCCTTTTCGTGCGCGTCGCGGAACGGCGTCCGCAGCGATCGCCCTAGGATGTCTTTGGGGAACGCCGTGCGCGCCAGCTCCTCGACCTCCTTGACCATGGCCTGATACTGCGGCGACTTGATCTGCTTGGCGTCGAACAAGAGGACGGCGCTGTAGACTTTTTCGGTCGCGCCCTTGGCTTTCTCGCGCGGCTTGAACAAGTGCGGATAGCTGAGCGTTCCGACGGCAGTCTGGAAATTAGGCATTATCGGTTCTCCAAGTTTTCAGGGTGGGCGTCGATCAGCATTGCCGCCGTTTCGAGGATCACGCCCAAGCGCTCGAGTTTGGCGCGCAGAATGGCGACTTCCATTCTCAGCCTCGTCATTTCCGCCGGCAGGTCTTCGGCCCTCAACGGCGGCGGCTTTACCGTGGCGGGGTAGGAAAAAGGCAAGCGAAACTGTGTCGTCTCGATCATTCAGACATCCTCCTCGACTGATTGCCGGAACGCCTCTTGCACGGTCATCAACCGCATGGCCGGTCGCGGGTCGTCGATCGTGACCAGGGCGGGCTTGCCGGCGGGCCGGTTGATCAGCCCCTCGAGCAGCGGGGCGGGATTGAGCCGCATGCGCTTGAGCGTCTTCTCGAGCTGCGCCGGCGACTGCAGCTCGGGCGGCGCGTAGAAGCTTTCGGCCTGGCGCGCGTCAAACCGCCCGCGCTTCATCAGTGCAGCGATGATCGCTTTGTCGTCGTCGGCCCACTTGCGGTGCGCGCGGCCCTCGACCAGCTTGAAGCCCGGCACGTCCTCGCCGCGGCGGATCAACAACGTCGCTTCGTCCTGCAGCGCCGCAAACCAATCGGCGAGGCGCATGCCGAGTTTGAGGCGGTCCGCCAATTCGGCCGGCGAGACGTCCTCGACGTTGGCGGGCGCGCCGTCTCCGATAAACGCCAATTTCGCCGCCGCCTGCGCCAAGTCGTGCTTGAGCGGGCATGCGGCCAAGGCCGGGCAGAAACGGCACCAGGGGCCGTCGTGAAGGCTTTTATCGCCATCCAGGATACGTTGGACCGCAGGCAGGAGTTCGTTGTCGCGCCACATCAGGAGGTCGATGAGGTCGATCGTCCAAACCTTCGGCGCGGCGCCGTCGATGCGCGGCTGGACGATGACGATTTCGATCTCGTCAATGTCGGGCTTGAGCGTCTCCCAGGCAGCGAGCGCATAGAACAGCGCCTGGCTGTTGCCCGCGACGTGAACGGCGACGCCCTTGCCGTACTTGAAGTCGACGACGTGCAGGGTGCGGGCCTTGACGGCGACGAAGTCCGTCGTGCCGTAGCATTCCGCCCCCGGCGGGACCGACAGGATGCTGACCTTGATCTCGAAGCCGGCGCGATCCGCGCCCTTGCGGATCGCTTCGACGACGCCGGTATAGACTTCGACGGCGTCCTCCATCTCGGCGGTGATGACGACCTTGTGCCCGTCCGCCTCGACGACCTCCCCTGCAGTAGGCCCAGGAGCGCCGCCGAGCCGCGCTTCCGCAAGGGCATGGGCGACATGCCCTTCGGCCGCATAGACCGATTGGCGGGCTTCGTAGGGCCGGGAAAGCGGCACCGAGCCAGGGCACGCCATCCATCTGGCGGACGATGACGCGCCAAGCTCGGCATGCTCGGTCATTGCGCCGGCCCGTCCGCGTCATCGTCAGCCGTACAAGCGAACGCGAGTTGATCGACAACCTGACGCGCGATTGCGTCACGATCCTTGGCAGGGAGCTGACGCAGATTGACCCCCACCATGCTCGCGCTGGCATGAATGACTTTGATCGGGTCAATCGCCCGGCCTTTGAAGTGCTTGCGTACCGCCAGGCTGAATTTTCGCGACAGTTCAAAATGATCCCGCATCGTCGGATCATTTTCGATGAGATATTCGAGCTCGTCGACGAGCTTTTCGATTTCGTCTGTGGTCACGGCGCCGCCGCCTCGATCTGCTGCAGTTCGCCGAGAAGTCTGGCCGCTTCCGGCAGCGCCTCGTCCTTTAATTCGCGCAAGCGTTGCGCGCCGTGCGTGTCGCGGAAGGCGGTAATGCGGTCGCGCACTACCGGGTTGCCGGCCATGTAGAGGTCGGTCAGACCCTTGATGATGTCGGCCCGGTCCGGCCCGGCGTCGGCTGGCGGCGCGGCGTCGGCTTTCTTGGGGCGGCCCTTCTTCCCGGCCACCGGCGCAGCGTCCTCGCCGTTGCCCTTGTCGGGCGCAGGCGCGGGAATGTCTTGCGGTTGCGGAGCGACACCCAACTCCACAGCCGCGCGACGGCCGAGCGCCGCCAGTTCGGACAGGGCGTCGGCCGCGCTGTTCGCATGGATCGTCAAATGCAATTCAGTGGTCACGGTTTTACTCCTTGGTTAAGTTCAAGCTTGAGCTGCTCCAGCGCTTCGCGCCGCCCGGCGTCCTCCTCGACGACCGGCCGCGCCGGCGGTCGGAAGACCGCACGCGCGACGACAACGACACCGCATCGTTGCGGCCATGGATAGGCCCAATGGTGAAAACGGTGGCAAGCCGCCGCTTCCGCCGGTTGAGCAGCAAGATAGAAAATCAGGAAAGCGCGTTTCATTCAGACGCCCTCCAGGATCGTTTCGATGTCGCGCGCCTTGCGTGCGAGCGTGCGAGCGAGCGCCGTGTCGATCGACCCCTCGAGCGTCAGCATGCGCACGGTCAGGGGCTCGACCTGACCCGGCCGGTTAGCCCGGCCGATCGCCTGCACGATCGTCTTCGGGGTCCAATCGCTCTCCATGATCCACATGGACGAACAGGGCGTAAGGTCGATCACTTCGCCGGCAGTGTTGATCTGGCCGTTAAACAGCCGGATCTTGGGGTCCATGCGGAAGGACTTGACGAGGTCGAAGCGCCGCCCGGCCGGCGTGCCGCCGTCGATTGTCGCGACGCCGTAGCCGGCGAAGCGCTGAGAGAGCGCATCGAGAACGGCGCGGTGGTAGCTGAACGCGATGACCTTGTGATCGGGTTCAGCGAGCTCGTCGGTAAGAACCGCAGTCATCGCCTGCAGCTTGATGACGCCGGTGAGCCGGCGCTGGGTCGCCGAATGCGGTGAAGCGCGCGCGAGCGCAAGCGCTTCCTCGCCGACGCCCGCGCCGACGTCGCGCACCAGGCCCGCTTCCGCCAGACGCCATTGGCGCATGATCTCGTCGGGGACGTTGAGGTCGGCGACATGGACCGGCCAGACGTCGACGACGACCGCCGGCAGATCCTTCTGCACGTCCTTCTTGCGCACGCGGTGGACGAACGTCATGAGCCGTTGCTTGAGGTCGGCCGCGGGCGCGCCCTTCTTCATGCCGACGATGCGCTCGACCGGCGTCGACCCGCGCCAGGTCGTTTTCGTCTCGCAATAGCGCTCGATGAAGCTGTCATAGCCCGGCTGCGCGAGCAGTTCGGGGCGCAGGGCGTGCAGATGCGGCCAAAGTTCGGCTGGATGGTTGGGCATCAGCGTCGCCGTCAGCAAGACGACGTAGGGTGCGGAGCACGCCAGGCCGCCGTCGCCATAGACCGCTTCGGTGCGCTTGGTCGTCGGCTCTTTCAGCGCGTGCGCTTCGTCGATGATGACGAGGTCAAAGTCGTACGCCTTAAGGCGTACGACCAGGGACGGGCGTGTCGAAACGAGGCTGAACGGCACGATCAGGACGCCGGCGTTGAGCGCCTCACGCACGCCGCGCACGATCGCCACGCTGCGGCGGATCTGGCTCCACTGGTCGAGTTCGTGCGCCCAGTGCTCGACGGCGATCGCCGGGCACATGACCAGAATGCGGTTGGCGACCTGGTCGGCGATACGGATCGCGGTGCGGGTCTTGCCCGTGCCGGTGTCGTGGACGAGCGCGACCTTGTGGTGGCGCGCTGCATGCTCGACGCCTTCGACCTGATGCCTCCATAAGTTGGTTCTATCGAAAGCCACACGATCGCCCAGTCCATGCCGTGGCGTTTGCGGCGCCGGCCGCCGTTTCGCCGCTTTCATGGCAAGTCCGTCTCCAGTTTCCACAATGCAATCAGGAGGGCTTCGGCGCGGTTGTGGTCCTTCTTGCGCGCCAGCGCCGGTGACGTCGGAAACCGCCGGATGGCGAGGGCGCGCGATTTCTCGGCGTCGCTGTCGAGCTTGAAGTGTTTCTTCCATACGGTCGGCGCGACATCGACGATCGGCACGCCGGCGCCGGACAAGACGCCGCGGATGATCCCGCACGCCATGCCGAAGCGGAAGGTCGAGGCGACGCCCTGCTTAGGCATCGAATGCACCAATTCGACGACGGCGACGTCGGGCTTGAGAGTTGCGAGCCTGCGCCGCCATTCCGCGCCGTCGACCTGACGGTTGACGACGGGAAGGTCGTCGACGATTTCCGCCACATGGCTAAGGAGGGCATAGGCGCCGCTCACGCCCGGATCGACGCCGAGAATGCGCATTAGACCGGGTCCGTCTCGTCGATGAAATACAAGAGCGTCGGGTCTTCGCGCGAGCTGACCAGCCGGCCTCGCCGCCCACTGGTCTTTTTCCAGCGCCGGAACATTTCCCGGCAGGATGCTTTCGAGCGGACGGCGATCGCGTCGCCATGCCGTAGCGAATCGAAATTATAGCGGGAGAGCGATTCTTGGCGGACGATGGCGTTCATGACGCTGGTGTCTGGTGTTGGGCTTCGGCATTAACGACACCCGCCAATTCGTTTGTCAAGGGGCCAAATTCCGACCTCCACAAATCTGTTAGCTGGACAACGAACGCAATCGGGTGCGGAGGTGTTGGTCGATGACCAACTAAGTTGCCAAACGCACAACATTGACATATATTGACAGTTCCTTATCCATGAAAGGAACCGCCGCCGTGTCCAGAACCGTCAATCAACTGCCGCGCCTCCGCGGGGCGCAATTGCCCGCCGAGCGCGTCCGCGACATCGATTTCGCAAAAACGCTTCAGAAGCTCATGGCTGAACGTGAATGGTCGCAATCCGACCTCGCCGCCAAAATCTGGGGCCGGTACACCAATTCCGAAGACAAGAACGTCGCCCGCGGCCGCGACCGGATTTCAGTCTGGGTCAGCGGCAAGAGCTTTCCCGACAAAGAAAACCTGGAGAAACTGGCGCGAGTGCTCGGTGTCAAAATCGGCGACCTCGCGCCGCGAGCCGAATTGAAGGCCGCCCATCACGGCGCAGCCGACTGGTCGATCACCCGCCCGCACGGGCAAGAGGGCGTGTTCGTCCAGATCGCTCAGTACCTGCCGGCTGAAATTGCGCACGAGATTCATGGCCTGCTGTTGAAGGCCGAGCAAAAAGAAGTTCTGTAAGAACATGGCTGGACTGTGCAAGCTCAACCATTTAACCGTTTACGTCTGCGGAAATGGGGCGGCAGGGAGGAAAAAGACGATGACCCCGAATCATGTCGATATCGCGAAAGCTTTCGCCGCTGTCCAGGAGAACATGCTGCCGGGGCTCGCCGTCGCTTGGGACAAAAGCGGCCCCGCGGTCTTGTTGGCCGCGCAATATGCCGTCGCCAAGCTCGCGGTCGACAGCCGCTACCGCCCCGAAGACCTGATCGAGATCATTCGCGCGGTGGAGGCGTTCGAGACATGATTTCCGGCCCTTTTCTCACGGACGTCGACGCGGGGCGCCTGGTCAGGCGGTCAGCCGAAACGATCCGCCGGTGGCGGCGAGAAGAGGGACTGCCATTCCTGCCAGGCCGGCCGCCGCTGATCGATCACCCTACGTTCCTCACTTTCCTAGCCCACAGGGAAACAGTTAAATGCCTACCCTCAAATCCGATCAAACCATCGACCCGCACACGGTCAAGCTCGCATGGGACAAAGCCGCCAACGACTGGCGGCGGTCGAAGCTCACGGGCAACATTGACTATGCCTGTATCACCCGCCCCGATGGACGAAAGAACTATTGGACTACGGGTTGCGCTGACGAGCCGAACGCTTCGGCGTTCGTAAGGGCGTTGAAGGCGGACCTGCTCGAGCATCTGGTCGACAAGCACATCGAGCCGACGTTCGCCGAGATCGCCGAGATCTACGCTCGGGAAAAGCGGCTGAACGGAAGCTTCAAGTACGTCATCGGCATGCCGCTAAAGACGTTCGGCGACCGGCGCCTGTCGTCGATCAGCGCTCCCGAGATCCTTGCGTACAAAGCCGCTCGCCGGGCGACGGTCGGCGACGGGCGCATCCGTAATGAGGTCGGCTACATCAAGACCATCCGGCAGTTCGCCGTCGACCATGAGTTCATCCCGTACGAGAAGGCCATGCGCCTGTCGAAGATCGAACGGCCGAAGGAGGAGGCGCAGCCCGAGCGTATCGCGCTGACGGTCGAGGAAACCGACCGTTTATGGCTGATCGTCACGGCATACCGGCACGGCAACGCCAAGCACGCCGCGCGCCTGTCGCGCGCAGCCCGCTGGGGCGCGATCGCGATCGACACCGGCGCGCGCAAGATGGCGATCTGCACCTTGCGCTGGGCGCAGGTCGACTTCGCCAACGAATTGATCCGTTTCGACAAGTGCGAAGAGAAGATCCCGGCGAACAAGAAGCGCGGCGTCTCGCCGATGTCGCCGCGGCTCAAGGCGTTCCTGCTCGCTGCGCGCACCGAAGCGACGTCGGATTACGTCCTCGACAGCCCGGCCGACATCGAAGGCATGTGGTCTTCGGCAATCCGCGGGACCGAATTTGAGCGCGTGCATCCGCACCTGCTGCGGCATACGTTCATCACTCAGATGATCTTGAACGGCACGGACGTGTACATCGTCGGCAAGATGGTAGGCGACAATCCCCTGACGTTGATCAAGCGCTACGAGCATATCCTGCCGGACAGCGTCCGCAGCCGGGTCAAGTGGAACGACAGCCAGAAAAGCGCGGGACCGCGACTGGTGGCGGCAGAATGATCCGCATCGAGATCTCACCCGCGGCGTACGAGGCGATCGCCGCCTCGACCGACGGACCGCTCATGGAGCCCCATAGAAGCCCCGAGGGCAGGTTTTTCTTGTGGCTGACACCAGAGACGGCAGACAAGCTGACGGCCATCAGGCGCCCGTCTGAGAGCTATAGCGACGCCATCGAGCGCCTGGCGAGGATGGAAAGCCGCTTGTGAGCGAATTCATCCTTCTGGTTTCGGTAGTTCTGATGCTGGCGGCGTCGATGCTGATGGCGGCCGCCGCCAGGCTGGCGATCCTGCGGACAAGGCAGGCGTTCGCGACGCGCATGCTCGAGATCGCCAGGCTCGAGATCACGGTCGCGGCGCTGTGCAGAGAAGTCGAACGACTCAAGAATGAAGCCCGAACAGATTGATTTCGTCCAGACGTGCGCCATCCTGCTTATCGCCAGCGTGCTGATCTATGTCGTCTGGCGGCTCGAGCAGGCGTTCACGCTCGCCGCCGCCAGGCTCGGCGCAGTGATTGCGGCGCAGGCCCAGATCCAGGCGGCGCTCGAGCGCGCCGTGAAACGCATCGACGAGCTTGAAAAGATGGCTGCGCATGAAAATTCACCCGTCGATCACTGAGGAACGGCTCATGGACGCCGTGCGGCGGCGCACGACCAACCTCGACGATCCCGGCTTGTGCATCGGCTGCGGTCACGAGCAGGGCGGGTGCGAGCCGGACGCGCGCGCCTATGAATGCGAAGTCTGCGGCGAGCCTGCCGTCTACGGCGCCGAAGAGCTGTTTATGCGCCTGGCGCGCGCTCAAGCCGTCCTGGCGCGCGCCTTGCGCTTTCCATGACGCTCGCCGACGAGATCCTGGACTACGACGGCCCGCATTTGCGCCCTGCGGCTGAGATCAAGGCGCGCATCGCGCGCACGCAGAAGTTCTGCTTCGACGCGGCTGCGGTCGAGGCGGTGATCAATCTTCTGCATTCGCGCCCGTCGTCGCTGATTGACGCCGCGCGCCGGTTCGCCAGGCCGCCGTTCGACCACACTTGGATCGAATACCCGTCGCCCGCCGTCGTGCCGCTCTATCCGACGCAGGTGCGCACGACCCGCATCGGCGTCCTGATCGAGGGCATGGGGCCGCAGGCGTTTTCGTTGACGACGGCATGGTCGTACGATAGGCGGGCGTTGATCGAGGCGGCGGAAAAGATCGATGCAGACTTGCGCAAGCTCCTCGTCCAGCCGCCGGTCGCCTGGTCGGACATGCATGCGGAGGTCGATTTCAGCGGGCGGTTCGAACGCATGCCGCTATGGGAGACGCCGGCCGACCCGAAGGAGGCCGCAGCAATGCACGACCTCGAGGCGTGCATACGCTTTTGCGATGGCGCAGGGGCGCTCGCGGCGCCGCCGCGGCGCGCGTTCGACTATTCCCGGTTCCTTGACGTCGCGCAGGAAGTCAAGCCGGCGATCGGCATGCTGATTATGCTCAACGCCAAGAACTGCGTGACGACGCAGACGATCGAGCCGCCAGCGCGGCTCAACGCCGCCCGCGTCAAGCGCGGCCGCATGACGCTCATGGCGCATACGATCGTCGGCATCCGCCTCGGCAGGCGCGACGGGCGGCAGGCCGAAGCGCATGGCATGTCGGCGGCGGAAGTGCGTCAGCACCTGGTGCGCGGGCACTTCAAGATCAGACGCACGGGCGTCTACTGGTGGCGCGGGCACATACGAGACGGGCTTGGGAAAGGCACGCTTGCCCGCAGTCGCTATGAGGTGACGGGATGAATACGCAGCTTGTATCAAAAAGAGGGAAAATGGTCCAAAACATTTCACATTGTGCTGTTTAGGCATGTGTTAGCGGAATCACAACTGTGATTACAATAACACGATCTCACATTTTGGGCATGTGGGCCTGCCCTCAATGATTTCAGTACGCTACACGTCATCATATACACTATACATCTCTCTCTAAGTACATACATACATATATATATAGAGGGGAGGGAGAGGGGAACGGAGCGGACGGAGGGGAAACGCTAGAGAATGCTAGAAAAAACAGTTTACAGCTAAAATCGTGATGTGTGTTTTGAGCCTCATGCCGACGACAACGGAGTTGTGAAATGAGCGATTGTGAGTTCTTCACCCGCGCGACCTGGCGGCCGAGTAAATACCGTAAGATGCAAAAGCGGACGAAACCATGGGGCGGACGCAAGACCGCGCCGCCGGCGCTGCTGGAAGCGGCCAAGCGCACCGCCTTCCTGCCGGGTCGCACCAATCGCAGAATATGCAGCGCCACCAAACGCAACGGCGGACCGTGCGGTAACCTCGCGCTGAGAGGATTGACAGTGTGCGGCGCGCATGGAGGCTTCAGCATATGGGCCAGACAAGGAAAGCTTCAGCCGACCGGCCGAACGGCGGCGTTCAAGGCGGCAAGGGCCGCCGCGGTCGAAGGCCAATCGCTGACCGCGCCAGCGGATCTGATGCGGATGCCGGTCTACCAGCAGGCCGACCAATGGGTGCGGATGCGGCTGGTGAAAGCCTGGAACACGCAAAGCTGGCGGGAGCTAATTTCTCAATTAAATCAACGACAGCAGAGAGGTACCGAAGTTTGCGTTTAAAAGCCGAAGTCGCGCTGGAGAATTTACTTGATGAGCCAACCGCGCCGCCGAATGTGCGCGCTGCCGCGGCGCGCACCCTGCTCGAATTGGTCGGTGCGATCGGCGCTCGGTCAAAACGTGAGGATGATCAAGGACTTAGGGATGACGGTTTCGAACCTGAGAGCATGACGTTGGCCGACATCGAGCGTGAGATAGATCGGCTCGGACGTGTATGATCTGCGCCATTTCTGCGGGCCTGGACTGCTAAACCTGCGCCCAGGCGGGTCCGGAGCGGGTCCGGGCGACGGCGTAGACACAGAAAACATGAGCAAACAGTAGGTGAAGCACGCGATGATGCGATGATTATGGATCACCGCATCTCGTGTTTGCAGCTTTTCTTTTGGCTCGGACGTGTATGATTCTGCGCCATTTCTGCGGGCCTGGACTGCTAAGCCATTGATATCGCACAGCTTAGCGCAGTTCTTACAGAACTGGTCGAACGCACGGGAGGGCCTAATTGCCCCTCCCCACCCTCCGCTCGAGGCGCGCAAGCACATGCCAGGCCAGCGCAGAAAAATTTCGCCCCCGCTGAAAATGAGGCCAGCGCAGAAAAATTTCGCCCCCGCTGAAAATGGAAGCGCAAGGAGGATGCCCGATGACGAATAAGCCCGACGCCTTGGTCAGCATGCGCCTCAAGGATATGACCCGAAGGCATCCCGACCAGGACGATTCGCACGTCTGCTCGCAGTGCGGCGAAGCGCTCGGCCTCTACCCGACCGGCCAGCGTGCGCTCGCCCTCAATCCCCGCCTCGTCCTCGTCTGCGTGCCCTGCGCTGCTGCCGATTTTGACTTGAATGATGTCAACGTGGCCGCTGGATCTTTGCACGAGATCCTGCGCGAGATCCGCGAAAGCAGGCGCGTGCGATAAGCGCTAAGCGACGGCGTTCTCCGTCAGGCGTCCCGCCTCGAGGCTGACCAGAAACCCGCTGTTGTGGCAGGGCTCGGAATTGCAGTCCATGCCGCCGATATAGAACCGTTCCCCGAACGGCAGGCCGCAGCGGCATGCCACCATCGACTGCGACGTCACCGGCGGCAGATGGTTCAGGCGCCATTCGCCCTTCTTCTCATAGTTGAACACCAGATAGCAGCCGAGCGCCATCAGTTTGGTGTCGTTCACCGTGTTCTCCCAGATCGGCACGTTCGGCGGCGGATTGCGGATGAGGCTTTCGAAGCCGATCCATAACGCCCAGTGCGATGTCCCCGGCGGCTGGAACCACGTCATCGTGTTGTAAGCGGGGATGCCATAGGTCGCTTTAACGTCCGCGCCGTAAAGCTCGCTCCACGCCTTCGAGAGTTCGGCGACGCAATCGTATGCGACCGTCTGCGTCCATTTCCCTTCGGCCGACCGGACGAGCTTCAGGATGGCGTGATTGTCGCTCTCCCGCCCGACGAAGAAATAACCGGGATCGGTCCCGCCATGCGTCAATCCGCGCAAGCCGCTGTCGGACGTCCCGATGTCCGGGTCTTCATGAACCACATGCCAGCATGCGTTCACGCCGTTCTCGCGCTCATACAATCTGTTCCACGCGGTGGCGTACAGCCTGCCGCTCATTTCGCTCATCGACATCACCCGCGGCTGGCCGCCCGTCGTTGTCGGCGGAAGGCCGCGAACGTCCAGTTCCAGCGTCGCCCGCCCGAGCCCGCCGCGTGCGTCGGGGTCGTGCCCGAGCGAATAGATCCCGTTGGTATGGCCGAGGAACAGGAGCGAGACGTCGGTTTCAGGGTCGGTGAAATTGTAGGCGCACCTCACCTGCGGCTGGCCTTTTACCGTAGTGTCGCCCGACGAAAGCTCTTGCGCGAAATGCCATGAACTCGACGGATGGTCGCGATAGTAGATGTCGGTTCGGGCCTTCTTCCATGTCGAGGCGATCGGCACGGTGTAGTTCTTGAACTGGGCGACGTGCAGGAGCGAGACCGCCGTATCCGCCCCGGTGAAGCTATGTTCGATGACGGGCTCGTCGCCCTGGAGGCGCATGATGGCGCAGCCGGGGTCCGGCGGGTCGCCTTCCGTCGGCGTGTACGTCCATAAGCCCGTGCCGACGAACACTCTCCCGTCGTAAGACATCAGGTTGCGCACTTCGGTGCAAGTGATCGGCCAGCCGTTGTCGGCGCGCACGGCGGCGTCGGTCTTGCCGCCGCAGTCGAGGTGGACCGTCACTGCCGATGCTGGAACGCCGTCGCCCATCGTGCTACCTTTCTTAAGCCGAAAACCTGATGTGGGCTAACTGAAGGTTTTCGCATAGCCCCCGCTTCCTTCGAGGCGGGGGCTTTTTGCGTGTCTGTGGTTTTGGCGTTAAGACCCTACACCCGACATGAAGACCGCGCGACCCGTTCAGATCTACGACTTTACTGCTTTTGCGCGCAGAACCCCGAATGCGCCCCCGCCAGGCGACCGGCTCGATGCCCAGTTCCGTCAGCATGCGGACGCCATTAACCAAATCATCGCTGGCCTCGAGCAAATCGCCAAGCCCGAACCGATTGACCTCGATGCGATCGTCAAGCGCGTGCTTGCGCGCCTCGAGCCCGCGCTCGAGCGATCGCTCAATGCGGCGCGCGACGTCGCCGCCTTGAGCCAAGCCGCCGAGCAATTTGCTCGCGACGCCGCCGCGGAGGCCATGCGCGCCTCTGAGCAGGCCCGGCATGCCGAGACTATCGTTAAAGACATGCCTGTCGTCGAACCCCTGTCGACGCCCCTGCCCGCCTTTCCTCAGCTCGGTCCCAACACCGGCGGGCCTTACGCCGCCGACGTCGAGGGGGCGGACGCCACCGCGGCGGATTATGCGCAAGTCACGATCGCATGGGCCGAACACATGCCCGATACGATCCCGCCCAACATTCTGGCGATCAACGCCATCAGCGGCGACCATTGGTCCTCGCGCTGGTGGGCGAACCGCGCCGCCTCGATGTTCGGCGGTTATCTTGTGTGGTGGTATCTCGGCGCCTACCATCACGCCGACGCCCCGACCCATACGCCGACCGGCGATCCCCTTCAGCCGGGGATGCTCTATTACGACATCGATCTCGAGCAGATGATGGTATGGAACGGGACGACCTGGCAGTCGCTGGGCGCGCCCCAGGCGGCGATCGCGGCGTCGCTCTATTATCTCACCACTGCCGGCCAGACGGTTTTTCCCCTTTCGACCGCCGACAAGTTCGGCCGCACCGCGGCCCTGCAGATCGGTCAGGGCGTCAACGTCTGCCTCAACGGCGTGCGCTTAACGCCAGTGGACGATTACACCGTCAGCCAACCGGCCTCGACCATCACTTTGACTGCGGCCTCTCCCGCGGGCCTGATTCTCGCCGTCGACACCCTCATTCTGCCGGCGCAGCTCGCCCATGGCGTCGCTTTGGTCAAGAGCCTGAAGCCCTTGACGCCCGCGCCGGACGGGACGCGCGTGACCTTCACCCTGCAGTCGGCCGACGGCGCGACGCTGTCGATCGCCAACGACGCCCAAGTGTGGATCAGCGTCGACGGCGTGCCGCAAGAGCCGACCGGCGCCTACACGGTCGTCGGCGACCAGATCACCTTCACCACTGCGCCCGCAGCCGATGCTTACGTGTTCGGCGTTTGGTTCTCGCCATGACCAAGACGTTCGACCTCGCGCGTTTTCTTACCCAGGGCGGAACCCTTGGCGGGCCGCTCACCCTCAACGCCGACCCAGGCGCCGCCCTTGTCGCGGCGACCAAGCAATATGTCGACGCTCATGCCGGTGGCGGCGGCATAACCGACGCGCCTAATGACGCCACCGCTTACGCCCGCAAGAGTTTGGCTTGGGCGCATCTGACCCATGCCGACTTGACCGACTGGGCCGCGACCCTCGCGCCTTACGCGCTGACGACTTATGTCGACGCCAAGACCTGGACCTATGCAGCCCTGCCGGCCGAGGTGCAGCAAGTCCCGATTTCGTTCCCGTTCCAGGGCAAGCCCGCGACCGGCGCCATAGTCAACGTACCGATGGCGTTTGCTGTCACCGTGCCTTCGGGCCTTGCCGGGACCGTTGTCTACGACACGACGCAAGCGACGGCGAGCGCGGCGTTCGCCGTCAACAAGATCAGCGGCGGAACGACGACCGCGCTCGGCACGGTGACGATCACCTCGACTTCGCATACGTCGGCGACGCTGGCGGGCGCGGGCGGCGCCCTTGCGATCGGCGACGTGCTCCAGGTCGTCGCGCCGACCCAGGACGCGACCCTGGCCGACATCGGGATCACCATCCTGGCGATGCGGGTCTGATGCCTGCGCCCGTGCCTCATGAGACCGGCATCGGCAATGGAACGAACGTCGCGTCTTTCACTCTGTCGCTGTCCACGACGCAAACAGACTACATTCTCGTCCTGGCGATTTACAACGAGCATGCCGGGACCGCGGCGGCTACGGTGTCTTCGGTCGCAAGCGCCGGCGTGACCTGGGCGCTGCGCAAGCGGTCGAACGGCAGCACGACCGGCGGCCTGGAACTATGGTGGGCGCACGGCGCAGGGGCGCTTTCCGGCTATGTCATCACCGTGAATATGGCGGGCGCTTACGACGACGCCTGCGCTTGCGTCGTCGTTGTCTCCGGTTGCAGCCCGTCCGCGCCGTTCGACGTCAACGCCGGCCTTCCGGCCAAATTGTCGGCGCCGACAGCGACCTGGACCCCGTCGTTCACCGGCATAAACACCTCCAGCGCTAATGATTTACTGCTCTTTCTCGTCGGGACGGTCTCGGGGGCGTACACCATTGTTGCGTCTGGTTTTTCCCTCTTGGTCAGCACGGGCAACCCTGGGGGCGCCTGGACGGCTAACAACACGATAGCCGGGCAGACGGTCGGCGCGCTTCAGGTCAATGCGACCTACACCTGGGGCGGCGCGCTGACCAACGGCTTTGGGACGGCGAGCTGTGGCGAGGCGATCTTCGATGCGCTCACCGGGGCGCCGCCGCCTTCGACTGCGCAGGCCCGTGTAATGGTGATGGCATGAACCGCATCCAGACGATCCGCGCCAACACGACCGGCGTCCGCCCTGCGGCGGGTTCGAACCTCCCTGGCGTGCTTTACGCCAATTGGCCCGACCGCCAGATCGGCGTGGTCGACAGCGGCAAAAACCCTATTGATCTCCTCGCGGTGCGGGTGTTCTCGACTACGGCGGCCTACGCCGTCGGGGCTTATGTTGTCCAAGGCGGTTTCCTCTACCGCGCCAACGCCGCCGCCGGGCCAGGGGGGTTCGTCCCCGCCCAGTGGGATAAAGTACAGACCACGGTCGACATCACCGGCGCTTATCTCCCTATATCCGGGGGAACCCTCACCGGCCCGCTCGGCGTCATCACTGCGCCGCCCGCCGGGACGACCAACGCCCTCGTCACAACCGCCCCGATTACGTCGGGGGTTTATACTTTCAACGCCTACGCCGTCTCAGGCGGCTCCGGGTGGAAAGCGCTCGGCGCCGGCCGGGCGGCGTTCATTGGTTACGACGTGTCCCTGGGGCAATTCAATTTTTATACGACGGCGAGCGCGGCGGCCAACGCCAACGTGACCCCTGCCGTCGTCGCCACGATCGACGTCAACGGCGGTCTGACGGCCGCCAGCGTGACGTCGAACGGCGCCCTATTGGCGCGCAGCGCGACCTACCCGTCCTACAACAACGCGTCCGATTTTATCCTCAACGCTTCCACGGCCACGCGTTACCTCCAGTGGGCGGCGAATTGGTACGACGGCTGGAGCGCCGCCAACGGGACGCGCAACTGGGCGGGCTTCGACGGGACCAACGCCTACAATTGCATGCTCCTCGATGGCGCGGGCAACCTCACCGTGCGCGGCGCCGTCAATGCGGGCGGGGCGATCATCTCGCCGTCCACCGTTCAGGGCGCGGCGGTCGCTTCGACCGGATTGCTTGCCGCTTCCGGTAATCTCGCCGTTTCCGGGCAGGCCAACGTCGCCGGCAACGTTATCACGCCGAATACGCTGCAGGCGGGCGTCGTTCATTCGACCGGCGCCGGCCAGGTCGACGGCGCCCTGACGGTCAACGGCAATCTCGTAGTCGGCGGGTCGTTCAGCATCGGGTCGTTCGTCACCTCAACCCTCACCGCGGACACGGTCTACTACAACCACTTCGTCTCGAGCACGTTTTACGGCCACGACTACGCCTTCGGCTGGAACGGTTCCGGCACCCGCCACCGCGTCGACGGCGGTGACCAAGGTTATCTCGTCCGTTCGGAAAACATGTATGAGATGCAGTTTACTGGCTCCGCAGTGGTCGGCCTGCGCGACGGCGGGGCTTTTTACTGGCCGGCTTACGCCGCCCTGACGCGGGAAGAGGCGCAGGCGAAAGCCGACGAGGCGCAGGCCGACATTGCCAGGCTCAAGCTGGAGGTCCAGGTGCTTACCCGGCGCCTCGCCGCTCTGGAGGCGAAGCTCTAATGGCCGAAATGAGCTGGAGTGGGTCGAGAACGCTGGCGGCCGACGTCCCGCCGGGCGGGAGTGTGTCGGTGGTGCTGTCCGCCAATGTCGACGGGTCTGTTTGTGATCCGACGCGCACTCAGGTCATGATCAACGCTACGCCACTGCTTCTTCCCGCGCAGGCTTCGGCGGATTTTATTTCTCAGCCTGGCGCTGTCGTCATCACTAACAACTCGGCGCGGCTTTGGCCCAAAGGGGCGATCGTCACGGGTTCGGTTCCTCGCCATAATTATTTCGCCAATGACCCCGCATCGACCTTCATTGCTCAGCAGGCGCAGATCGACGCCCTCGCGAGCGGCGATGTCGGTCCTGCCGGACCTCCCGGCCCGCAGGGGCCGGTTGGTCCCGCAGGCGCGACTGGGCCGCAGGGGCCGCAGGGCGCTGCGGGAGCTGTCGGTTCTCCCGGTTCTCCCGGCATAAAGGGTGATGTCGGTTCCGCAGGGCCGCAAGGACCGGCAGGACCGCAAGGCCCGCAGGGCGACAAGGGTGAATTGGGCGGGGCCGGTCCGCAAGGCCCTGCGGGGTCGTCCGGAGCGGCCGGGCCGCCGGGGCCGACGGCCGTGAGCACGGACGCCGGCAACACCGCGCGGTTGGGCGGCGACAGCTTGATCTATGTGCCGCAGCAAGGGGCCGCCCCGTCGTCGACGACGCCTGCGATGGACGGAACGGCGGCGGTCGGAACCGGCACGACTTATGCCCGCGCCGATCACGTTCATCCGAGCGATACGAGCCGTTACGCGGCGAGCAATCCGTCGGGTTTTCAGACGGCGGCCCAGGTCGCCGCGGTCACTGTCAATTCGATCGGTTTCGGTTCGACTGGCCTGACCCCGAGCGCGGCGACGTCGGGCGCGATCGTTGTCGCCGGCACGCTCGCGGTTGCCAATGGCGGCACCGGCGCGACGGCGGCGGCGGCGGCGCTGACTAATCTTGGCGCCTATCCTGCCGCCAACCCATCGGGCTACCAGACGGCGGCGCAAGTCACTGCGTCGCTCGGCAGTTATTTACCGCTTGCCGGCGGGACGCTGACCGGCGCGCTGAACGGAACAACGGTAACGACGTCGGGTACGATTAGTATCGCCCCAGCTTCGGGTGGGGCGAATCTCATCCTCAACGTCGCGGCCGTGGCCAATAGAAACATTCAGGCGCAGACCGCCGGGTCGGCTCGCTGGACATTGCAACTCGGTAACAGCACGGCCGAGGGGGCCGGCAACGCCGGCAGCGATTTTCAACTTAATTCATACAACAATTCCGGCG